TCGTCATCTATGATCGTTGCAAGGCGTTCTGCCGCCCGATTCGCTTTTTTGCTGAACGAGTCAAAGTCACCCCGTATTTCTCCCGGCCCCACCAGTAAGAAATTTGCAGGCACTTTGAATGACGTATCCTCGCCAGCATTCGCTGCACGTGACGCTCCCTGCTGGGCGAGGACTGCTCGAATGCGCTCTGCCGTTGGGTTAGGGACCGGATAATCTCCCTCGGCACGGATCAGTTCGGCGTGATCGTCGTGCTGTTTCAGTACTTCGCGCAGCAATCGAATGGGTGTATCAATCCTGCATGCGTCAACTTGGATGTAGAACTTGATCGCCGCCCGAAGTGCATTTACTACGTAGCGGTGGCCCAAGCTTGTCAGACTGCCGGGCGGCATAGCTTCGCTGAACTCTGCGTGTGCGCCTTTCAGGAAGGCGTCGTTCACGACAGCTTGCTCGCTCGCGCTTGCCGTGGTGGCCGCAGGCGATATCACCGTCGTGCTGGTGCCGTTGGCATAGTTGACGGCCCGGTTGTAATCAGTGAGATCGAGTTTCGCCTCCCCGTCCATCTGGCTGACTGCCTGCTGCGCGGCCGGTGCAGCAAGCTTGTTGTGTAGCCGCTTGGCGTCGGCGAACAGCTTACCCATGTCACACTCCAACTTGTCGCCGTTCGGGCAGGTCCCATCCTCGTCGGCGCAGTCACGGCATAAGGGGCGCGGTCGCTTGTCGAGCGCTTCAGCGCATTCAATCAGTCGACGCAGAGTGTAGATTTCATCTTGCGTCAGGGCAGGTGCCTCTGGCGCGTCTTTCTGGCTGACTGCGGGCGATGCGAGGGCGACGCGGTCCACGATGTACTTCACGATGCGAGCGTCCGATTCGGCCTTCTCAGGTTCTCGGCCAGTGGACAGGATGCATTCACCGATCCAATCGTAAGCGTCTTTCATCGCAGCCTCTAATAGTGCGGAAGCGTTCAAGTGCTCATCTCCTGCCGCAACGCTCGGCTCTGCGCGGCGGGCGAGGAGATAGGCGTCGCCAATCATCGCGCACTCGTCTGCCATGCGCGGGCACGGTGCTTTCAGTCGGTCTACGCCGCATTCCGGGCATAGAAGCTTGTCCAGGTCGAGACCTGCGGTCTGGTTATCCATTGTTATCTCCAGTCAGAATTTTCCATGCTGTTGCAGCCACTCGCGGGTCTTGTCCGTTCCCAATGGCGCGGTTCCGCTCCATCCGATCGGCCATCCCATCAGGCTTTCCCAGAAATCCGGGTTCACATACAATTTCCCGATTGGCGAGTTGCGCAATTTGTTCAGGCTTCCGCCAACCTCCTGGAAGGTTCCGCCCCAATGGCTTGAGCCATGGCATGGAGTCGGCCACGATCCAGATCCTTTGCCTTCCGTGATCGGCGCCCAGGTCGTCAGATCCAAGCACTCCCCATCGTGCATCGAACCCCATCGAGGCCAGATCCCCGAGAACTCGACCAAGTCCCCGAGCAGTGAGCATTGGCGAGTTCTCCACACGGACGAAGCGGGGTCGAACTTCGCGAACGATCCTGGCCATTTCCACCCACAGTCGGCTTTGGTCGCCCTCGATGCCGGCTTTCTTCCCGGCGGAACTGATGTCCGTGCAGGGAAACCCGCCAGATACCACGTCAGCAATGCCATTCCATGGCCGTCCGTCGAAGGTACGAACATCGTCCCAAATGGGGAACGGTGGCAGGTGGCCTTCATTCTGTCGCTGCATGAGTCTTCGGGCACAGAAGGCATTGATTTCCACGGCACAGACTGTGCGCTCTCCGAGCAATTGGCCCGCGAGTATTCCGCCTCCAGCGCCTGCGAAAAGTGCCAGCTCATTCATCGCCGCCTTCCTGGGTGTTAGCTGATCCAGTCTGGAGAGCCGGCGCTTTGCCGCTCCACTTGGCATCAGGGCTGGGACGCTTGAAGCTGCCGCACCACCCGTGCTGCTTGCCGCACTCGCAGAACGGCTGGCGGTCAGACAGCGTAGCCGGGTCGAGCGAGTAGCGGCCACAATACGAGCACCGCGCAATCGCGCCTTCGTCGTGGCGATGAGTCGCTGGGATTCCGTTCAACGGCTCGTGCGCGCTGCGCACTTCCTCGGCCTCCTCCTGATTGCGGATTGCCTCGGCGTTCTGTGCGACGGCCGACTTTGCGCATACGCGAATGTAGTCGGGGTCTTTGAGCATTTCGGCAACCCAGCCTTGCAAGCTTTCCTCGCTCACAATGTCGCCTTCGTGATGGTCGATCATGAAGCCTGGGAACAGATCCCAGCGAACGCCATCGATCGGCTGGGCGTTCTGTGCGCCGGCAGGAGCTGCCGGAGCGGCGAGGTAGAGTTTGTCGCCACATTTGAGCGGCGATCCATCAGGCCCGTAGATGATGTCGATGAACAGACCGTCATCGCCTTCGTCCACAACAGCCACCGGCTCGGCCTGCGCCTGTCTTGCCAGATGGGCGCGAAGCTCGGTAATTTCGGCTTCAGCGGCATCAAGTGCAATCGTCGCGCGGTCGCCGCGATCCATCCAGTAATGCACTTGATTTACGAGCTGTGCACATCGCGCATCAGCATCACCGGGAGCGTCCGGATGGATAGGCTTCCCGGTAAGCATGTTGAAGCCAATGGCGGCATCCTCATGACCTGCTTTGTACATGTCACGCCACTGTTCGTCGTACTGGTCCTGCGTCCACATATGCTGGCCAGTTACGCGGTCGTGCCATACGCCGTGATCCATAAAGAATCGCTGATCGGCGGCCTGTGCGACGACTTTAAGGGCGATGGACTCCGGGAAATGCTCGGAACGCACGAAGCGCAATTGCTGTTCTAGGGCGTCGAGTCCAGCGACGTTCTCAAAGCGCAGGCGAACTGCCATTGCCTCGGGCTGGACCATCGCATCAGGCGCATTGTCGCGGGTGTCGCCAACAGTGCGGCCGGCCTTTTCTTCGTCGGTGGCGACACTGATAACCAGTTCGGCGAGCTCGCCCTTCGCGCTATGATTAATGACGTATGCGCCGATGCCAAGATGCGCATAGCCTCGGAAGTGCGGGGCAACCACAAACCCATCCGTCACATGCGGCTGCTCTGCTTTCGGCTGGCGTGCCAGATAGGCGGCAATAGCAGCGCGGGCGACGTCGTTGGCGAACGCACGGTAGTCCTCGATACCGCCCAGGCCCGCATACCTGCGTGCTACGTCGTCGATCGCCTCATCCGTCAGATCGCCGGTCGGCTGCGGTACTGCGTAGTTGATGGAGGTCAGTTCAGCCAGAAGCTTGATAGCGGCGTCGTGGCGGGTAGCCATGTCGCGGCTTCCGTTTACCATCGTGACGTTGATCTCGTCGCAGTTCACACCATCGGCGTTCAGTCGATAGATCAGCGATTGGTCGACCATCCAGCCGTCGCGATCTACCGGCTTTGCAGCAGGAGCGGCGAGAAGACGCTCGACGTCGGCAAAGCGGATGTATTCGCCGTCGCTTGACTCCTCCATGAAGTAGCTGTATTCGCCGTCGCCCAAGTAGTCCTTGGTGAAGTCAAAGCGCGCCAGTCCTTCAAGGCCCTTGCCGCCATCCTCGCCCATCATCTTGCCGGCCATCGACAGAATGCCTTTCAGCGTACCGGCGACAGCGTATTTCTGAGGCGACGCTCCCGGGATCATTGCAACAGCAGTGCTGACGAGGGGCTGATAGGCAAGCAGTTTCGCGCCTGCTTCTGCAAACGCGTTCGCAAGGGCGGTGCGGTTCTCGGTGAATTCTCGGTTGCTCATGCTGTCTCTTTCTCGCTTTGGTTGAACTGCACGTTTTGCTGTGCGCCGAATGCCTGGATCAGTTCCAGCAGGTCTGACATCTCGCGCTTGGTCATGCTGCTGGTGGACTGGCCAAGGACAACAAAACCGCCATCAAGGCCCGGAACCACGTCTTGCTTTTTCAGCGATGACGAGAAGATGTGCTTCCACGACTCCGGGCTCAGGCGCCGGCCGTGCCATACAACTTGGTCGCTTACGTCGGTCAACATGGCCCACATGGCGGCGTTCTGCTCAAGGTTACGGGTCGGCTCGGACACGGTGACGCAGTAGCCGACCGGCGCTTCCTCAACGAATCGCAGCGCGTTACGCCGAGCCTGATCGTGAGCCAAAATGAACGTACGCTTAGCCATCACGCCATCACTTCCCGGCGCAGCGCAGCGAAGTCCAGGCCCTGCAGCCTGTCGATCATTTCGTTGTGCGTCAGGTCGAACACTTCGACCAGTGCGTCGACGATCTCGATGTCGGTCGGCTCGTCGCTGAAGACGTCGGCCGCGTCGACCAGGTGTGGATACTCGGTAGCGCCGGCGTCGTGGAGGAATTGGGCTACCAGTTTGTTGGCGTGTGCGAGGGTCATGCTGCCACCTCATTGGCTTGGACTGCGTTGATGTGACGGACCAGGGCGGCACAGATTGCCGGGAAATCCGACTCGTGATACAGCTTGGCCGACTTGTCGGTGGCCGCCGGCGCGAAGCCGAGACGCATCAGGCCGTCGACGGTCAGCGCAATGGGTGCCAGGCGCTCGTTGATCTGGCCGAGTCGCAGCGTCGGCGCCGTCGCTAGTTCTGCTGCCGGGCGCGCGGCGGCGATCGGCGTCACTTGGGCGGCCGGCGCCGGCTCCGGAATAATTTGCGGTTCGACTTGCACCTGGACGGCTTCAGCTCCCCGAGCCTGCTCGCGCGCCACGGCATCTTGGCGTGCGCGCGCATCCGCTTCTGCCTGGTTTCGGGCTGCCTCCTGTTTCCGGCGCACATCCTCAGCTGCCGCTACCGCCTGCTCGGCCTTGACGCGCTCTTCCTCGGCGATCCGCGCGCGCAGAGCTTCTGCCTTCGCGGCTTCCGCCTTCTCGTGGTCGGCGACCCGCAGCTTGATCAGAGCCATCAGATCGTCAGCGCCCTTCAGCACGATGGAAGCGGTATCGGCGAACAGGAAGGCATGCTCGCTGGCCAGTTCGCGCAGCATGGCCAGGTTGAACCCGATGCGATCTGCGACGGCGTTCGCTTCGATCTTGAAGCGCGCCAGCTCGGTGTCGACCGCGTCGCGCAGGCTGGTGACGGTCTTCTTGCCCTTCATCACGCCGGCGAAGTCGACGGCGATGGCGGGCATATATGGCTTCCCGAGGCGCGCGTTCAGCGCCGCGATGTGGGCTGCGGCCTTGTCCTTTGCGGCCTGCTGGATCTCGACGCGGATCGTTTCCTTGCGCGCCTTTACGGCCTTCTCCAGCATCAGGCGCGTCTTGCGGGCCAGTTCCTTGTAGCTCGCGACCGTGCGTACCATCTCGTCGACGGTCGAAATCTGGCCCAGCGCGGATGCTTCGGCGGCGCCCAGCGCATTCTCGGCGCGCTCCATCACCTTGATGGCCTGTTCGGCATCGGCGAAGGCCTGGTCGTCGCTGGGGTTCGTGTCGATGTCGGCGATGAACGACTGCAGCCGCTCGCCGAACAGGACCAGGTTGTGGTTCAGCGTGAGTTGGCCGTCGACGCGGATCGAAAGGGCAGGGAGGTCCTGCACTGCGGCCGCGACGGGCACCGGCAGAGCTTCAACGTGCTCGTAGTTCGCCACGTCAATTTCGAACTGAGCCCAGCCTGCGACGATGTCAGCACGCAGCGCTTCATTCGCCTCGTACCAGCAATGGCGTTCCTCGATCAGTTCGTCGTTTTCCCACTTCGATGCCATGAAGAGGATGCGGCCGGCGCCGGATACCATGCATTGCTGCTCCATCTGCACCTGGTACATCATCGGCAAGTCGGCGCCGGTGCATTCCGGTATCATGACCGCGCGCAGATCGTCGTTGAGCGTTTTATGCTCAAATGCGATATCCTCAGCTAGCGTAAGGCCATCGAAGCTGGCTGAGTACTTGCCCTCCGATCCGACGACTGGATACAAGTCCTGGCCGATGATCGCTTCGGCGAGCGGGCGGGCCAAAGTTTCGTAACGGTGGCCGTCATCGAAGCGCTGCTGCGTGAAAGCGTCAACCTCTTTTCTGGCGCCGGTCGCATATTCGCAGATCAACTCGGATCGCGTCTTGTATGGCGACACGCCGATCATGGCTGGCGCGTCGCTGGCATTGCGGTACGACGCGCGGTGAGCTTTCCATTCGGGCGTGCCTTGGATCAGATCATGGATTTGCATGGCGGCTCCTTATTCGTTCTCGTGCGCCCACGAATCGATCGTGAGCTTCTGTTCTTCGGACAGTGTCGTCTTCGTGCTGAGCATGGCGATTAGTGCGGCCGAAGTCTTCTTGCCGGAGGTGATCAGGGCGCGCCACGCCGCTTGGTTCTCGGCGAATTTCTCAGCGGTACATTCGGGCAGCGTGGCTGTGACCTTTTGCTGCGCCGGCGTCTGCGCCTTGGGCGTGATATCGACCTCGGCGACCTCGAACGTCCTGCCTTCCATCTCGTCGGCCGTGGGAGCGCCGCCGGTCATTTCGGGGAATGCCTTGCGCAGAGCCTGGGCTTCGGCACACTTGCCAAGCTGGCCCATCGAGCGCTTCTTCCACATTGTGTTTGGTGCTTCGGTATCCTTGCCTGCGGTGGCGTAGTTCTCGATCCAATACTCTTTCGCGAAGAATTCCGCGATGGCGCCGTTTGGCATCAAGCGCTTTACGACGACGCGGCACCACTCAGGAACGCGCAGGCTGACCCCGCTCAGGGTGAGGTCGATCATCGGACCGTATTCCGGCTCGCCGATGCCGGCGAGTGCGCCGCTGCGTGCTGCCTGGGTGCGATACAGCCCAATGCCTGGCATGATGACGTCGCGCATCGACTTACTGTGTTTGTCCCACATCGGCACGATGTGCACCGGCTTTTGCATGGGATCGAGGCCGGCCGCACGGCAGTAGCCGATTACCAGTTTGATGCTGCCCATCGCTGCGCCCGGGTACAGGCTCGATTGCAGGACGTCGATAAGTTCCTCTTCCAGCATTGCCAGCGATCCGCCGGGCCCACCTAAATCCTGACGGACGGCCAGGGCGTTTTGAACCGGTGCGTTCACTGTTTCCTCCTGAATTATGTTGATAGGCTTACGCGAAGACGTGCAACTCGGATCAGGCTGGAAGCCCCGTAACCGCGATGACTGCGGCGGAGACAATGCCCAAGATCGTCAGGCCGGCAAGCTTGACCTTGGCGGCGAACAGTTCAGCTTCCGTGTTGCGAATGACTTGGTGCGTATGGCGGTCCATGACGTTCTCCTCGTTGATGTGGTGCTACCAGTTCTGGATTTGGTTGCGGCGTGCGGTCAACTTCACGGCGCGGTTGCGTTCGTACAGTTCCATCGGCACGATCTGGCTGCGCATGTTCATGAAGTGTTCTGCGCGCTTCTCGGCTTGGATCAGCTGGTGCTTGGTCCAGAGTAGGGCGGCCGGCTTGATGATCTTGCGCACCAGGCGGCGAGCGATGCGGGCGGCGATCATGGCGTTTCCTCGACCTTGTCGCCGGTCTTTTCGGTCGCGACGATCGCGCCCAGCCAAGTAGCGGCGAAGAGGAACCATCCCCATCCGGGTTTTCCCTCATACGCAAGATGGCTGGCAGAGAGTGCGCAGGCGATCGCAACAAGCATGCGTCCGACGACGACCAGGGTTATTGGTTTCATTTGGCACGCTCCGCCAGCATGGCGTCCGCCTCTCTGTGCGCAGCTGCAGCTCGTGCGGTTGCGCCGATACCCTGATCCATAAGGGCCTGCATCGCCTTCGCCGCGAAGTAGTCGCGCAGCGACATACCGTTGAAGTCTTCGTCGTGCTGCAGGCCGGGCACTGGGAATGCTGGGCCGCCGGTTGCTGATCTCATCACTGCTCCTATCTGGCCGGCGCCGCCGGCGGTTGGTTTATTGAGTGACGCTGACTTCGTCGACGCCGCGCTGGAATGCCAGCCACAGCAGGTCGATCACGTCGTACTGGTTACGCACGGCGCGGTACCACGCTTCCAGTGCGGTGCGCTGCTGAGCAGCGAGGCAGTAGCTGCAGTCAAGGTGACCTCCGATGTCCTTCGACAGGCTGCCGGTGTCGTTGCAATGAGGGCAGTTCATGCCAGCACTCCTCGATCCCACAGCCAGCGCATCGCGCGCTCGGAAAGTGATTCCTCGACCCGGTACCGCTCCATGTCATCCACGTCCTTCTCGGCCAGCACCTCGGCTTCCTGAAAGATCGCCAGTTCAACGGCTGCCGCGTGATCCACGCCCACCGCAGCGGAATGGCCGACCACGGCTTGGCGCAGGACGTCGGCCGCATCGCCTTCGAAGTCGCCCAGATCCAGGCGCTCCAGAACTGCCTCGATGGTCGATACGCGGTTGATGCGGATGTCGTGCTTGATGGCTTGGATACGCGCGTCGATCAACTGGCAGATCTTGTCTTCGCTTGCCTCGTCGTCGTAGGGGAAGCGGTCCATGTCAGGCCTCCGCTGCGGAAAGGGCATCACCGACCTGCCGGATTTCAGCATCGGTGCCGTGAATGCTTACGTAGATTCGCGCAGCCTTTAACGCCGCTACCAGCTGCTCGTGCGAGTTCACGGCGCGGACGATGAGGTCCGTATTGCCGATGCAGTACTCCCAGTCTTCCATTCGCTCTTTCCCGCGTGCGCGCGGATCCGGGCTGCTGACGGTCGCCACGCGATACCCATTTTCTTTCGTGACGATCTGCTGACCCTCCGCAATCCACGGCGTTGGGCTGTGCTTCGTGTTGGACATGTGTTCTCCATCTGCCCTGCTGGGCGGTAACTGCCCGCAGTAGCGGGCGCGGGGTGTTCGAAAGTGCTGACGTGCATTTGGCTGTCACATTTCTGCGCTCCTATTCATATCGAATGACTGCACTTGATCGTTTCAGCTACTAGAGCAAGGGGCTGGGCGCTACATCCAGCTTCAAAGTGCATCCAGCGGTATCACTGGTTTGCTAGCACAACCTCGGGCCGGGGCATTCACGTTCGCCCCTACTCTTGTTCGGCTTGCCCATGCGCGATTTACATGGTTCCCTTGCTCTAGTAACGCCGGTCTCTTCCCGGCTGCCATCCATGCCGCGCGTCCTAAAAACCTCTTGGAGATCGAGGGGAACAGGACTTCCCATACGCACATGGCTGCTGGTGTTTGTCCGACTACCAGCTGCGGTCTGCCGTGAAATCAGTGCGACTGCTTAATGTCCCGGTACTGGTACGGCTTGAGCGGCTTGTCCAATCGGAGCGCGTCGACTTCAGCGCGCGCTTCCTCCAGCAGGGCAGGGTCTGGACGCAGACAGAGCGCGATTGCATCCACGTAGCCGCGGTTATAAATGCGGTCGTATTCACTGGCCGGATGTCTTGCAATGCGCAGGTTGTCGATCAGGATGCGCAGCGCGATGTCGCCGGGGCGTGTAGCGTTCAACATGGCGAACCTCAGCGATCGCAGTTGGTGTTCTTGGCCGGGACGTTCAGTCCCCATCCAAGCATGCGACGAACCTCTGCCGGCGACGGTGGAACAGTCTTTGCCTGCTGGCGCTGCTGCATCCACTGCCTGATTTGCTCTTTCGACGGTAAGGACATGATCAACCCCTGTTATTTGAAGTTCAGGACCAAAGAAACTGCGTGTACAGCGTGATCGATCGCATCGAACAGAAACCGGCCAAGGACCGTTGCGCCGACCAGGATCAGGACAAACAACATGGCGTAAGCGAGCGTCTTCATGGCTTAGTTGAACTTGATCGCCGGGACGTCGAAACCATCGGCCATCAGGTTCGCTTCCACGTGGTTGATGATCGGGTTACCGCGCCATGCCTTCGAGAAGCGAAAGCCGGTTGCGCGCATCACGGGCGCCGCGATCACGGCCATCGCGCGCATGAACTTGTAGTGGGTTTTGGTGACGTCCATGGTTTGCTCCGTTGTGGTGACTCGGTTAATCACAGGGTCTTGCGTGCTTTGCGCTCGACATCGGCGCGTTTTTCGGTGCGCTTTTGCTGGTCCTTGCGATCCAGCTTGTCGAAGGCGTCCAGGACCTGCCGCGCGTACCGCTTTGCGGCTAGGTCGATGACCTTTGCGGGCTTCTTCATGGCTAGGCAGCGCGAAGGCATTCGGTTGCGCCTTCGCGTTTCGCGCTGCGGCCCATCGAGAGAACAGCATCGGCGGACACCTTGTAGTTCTTGCCCATGTAGTGCTGACGAAGCAGCTTAGAGGCGCAGATGACGCCAACGCTGATTGCTTCGCCGTCCTCGCCCTCAAGGACGACGGCGCGGGTCAGGTTCGTTTTGCCGCAGCAGTCGCACACCGGATAGTCGGACGTGCCGAGGACAAGGTATTTGGCGCCTTTGATCAGTTTCATCGTGGTGGTCATGGCGGGCTCCCAGTTGGTTTCGTATGCGCTGCGTCGATGGATTCATTAAACCACAGGTTGAATCCCGATTCAAGCGCAGTTTGAAAAAATTTCGCAAAAATCCATCACGACGTTTATGCGTAATGATTTATAAGAAGAAATCCCTAGATCGGAGGGACGTAAAAAAGCCGCGTCGTGCGCGGCGTGAAGGATGGGGTGTTCTGCTCAGGTCCTGGCAACCGTACGAGCAGGGACGTAGCCTAGTCAGGCAGTCGCCCCTCGCGTACACGGACATCGAGGACCGTTTTGCCATCCTTGGCCAAATCGCATTCGTAAATCACGGCCGTGTATGCGCCAAAGCCATTTTGGAACTCGGCCCGATCACCGACCATCGTGACGGCGCCTATGGATTTGTCAGCCCAGCGGAAGCGGCTGAATTTCGGCTCAAGGGCGCTGTCAGTCCACTTCACGCTGTGCGTCGCGAGGCGTTCGATTGGACGTCTACAGTACATTCCAGCGCCCACGATTGCTTTGTCGCCCAGGCATTGCAAGTCGTCGACTGCGCACCCCGACGCCGCGGATTTACTGCTGCATGACGCTTGAAAGAGGGCGTAAGCTAGAGTCAAGAAGCAAACCCCCTGTACTATTGACAAGAGCGGTTTTAGTTTCGGCTTTGGTTTAACTTCTGGTGCCGCCGGCGCCATCTGCGGCGCACCGCAGTGCGGACAGGCCGTTGCGCTGGTGCTGATTTGAGTGCCGCATTCCTTGCAAGGTAACAGGGCCATCCTAGCCTCCGAGCATGGTTTCGAGAGCGTCTAAACCGCCTAACACGATGACTCCATGAGTGCGCCTTTCACTCATCAATACTACTCCCGAGCACAGTCGTACGTAGCACCGAAGTTACCAAAGTTGCATCGATCCAACACAGGTTTAGCGTTCTAAATTATGCTGTTGAAAAGCAGGTTCGATGAGGTACACTACTGTTTATTCATACAGTGTTTCTTTGCAGTGCAATGCGTCATTTGTTACATGCAGAAACAATGATGCTGAAACTTCGTTTCCGTGGTGGCTAGACTTGATGCATGCATTTCAAAAAGGGCGTATTGCATCTCAACTACGCAAAAGGGTAAGTACTTGGCGCAACATCATTTTTAGCTCTTCATTCTGCTTGGTAATTTCCTCAAGCAGCGTGGTGTTTAGCCTGGACAGCATCTCATCATTAAGCGAGTGCTCGTTCTCTTTCGCGGCCTTGGTCAGGGCCTGGTGGAGCTCAGGCGGAATGCGAATGGCGGTCTTAACGTAAGTCTGCTGTTTTGACTGTTGAATGGGCGGTTTTGTCATCGCCCGATTTTTTCATGTTGCTTCAGACTCACAGTCGATACGCCTTCAAACTGAAAGCATCTGTTTCGTGACAATTGGTGAGTATTAATGTTTCATGGAAGTGTGATACTGAGTACAGTGTAAGAGTGTTCCTACACACGAGAGTTTTTATCAACTTGTTAGTTAAGAGGCGCCATGAATAAGATGAGGGCAAGCACCCCAACGGAGACATGCGGCACCGCTGTGACACCACTCACAGATGAAGAGGCTCACATCATTCGGCGCCTGCGACTCATGCGCGCGTCGGCCAGGAAGATGATTTTTGATCTGACTGCGGAGTACGCTCGTGATTTTCCGGACCCAGAACGGTTCGCGAGCACCACTTAAGATTCTGTGGACGGGGATGCCTGCGGAGCCACGCGGGCAGCCCCCTTAAGCATCAGCTGGCCTTCATGGCTGCATTGGCGATACAGCTCCAGCATCTCCTTCTCATCCGCATTCAAGCGCTCAAGCCAGGTTCGCTCCGGACTGGCCGGAGCCCCCTCTACCTGTAAAAGCTGATCGGTCGACAGGCCAAGAGCATCAGCAACGACCGGCACGCGATCCCTCGCAATCTTCCCTGTCTGTGTCCATTTCGATACGGCGGCAATAGACACGCCGGCCTTCTCGGCCAGCCATGCCTGGTTGCGCTCTAGCTCCTTCAGTCTAGTCTTTATAACTTTGGCAATTTTTGTGCTCATGGCGGCAAGTTTGGGTTGAATTCAACGAAAACTCAAGAAATCTGCGGTTGAATTTCAATTCAACCTGTGGTTAAATGAATCCATGAGACCTAAGACCACAACCCCACTAGAACGTGCGATCAGCCTTGTTGGTGGCGTCGCCAACCTCGCTGCCTCATGCCGCGTATCCGTCCAGGCCGTCTACAAGTGGCTGAAGAAGGGGTATCCGCCGGTCGATCGCTGCCAATCAGTCGAGAAGGCAGTCGCAGGGCAGGTAACACGGTTCGAGCTCCTTGCGCCCGCCTTCAAAACGAAGCGCAAGTCGAAGTAGCAGTTCCAGCAGTCCCGCAACACGTTCCCAAGAAGACCAGTACCAGAAGTGCCAGGCAGTAGCAGTCACCAATCCTTGTAGCACCGCTTGATAGGAGTAGTGATGAAGAGCAGGAAGAACGTAGTTGTAAAGGCTTTGTTCAGCGTCGACCAGTTCGTGGCGCTGGATGAAGAGTGCACTGATGCAGACGTCTCACATAGCGAGCTCCTGCGCGAGTTGTCGATGGAGTGGGTCAGACAGCGTCAGTCTACTAAAGCCGAAAGCCAGGGTAAATGGGCAATCAGTGGCCAGAAGATGGCCATACCGAGTGCTAACTCCCGGGTGAATTTCGGCGTCGCTCCGGTGCGATTACGGGTTTGACGACGCTACCTACACATGGACGGATCGCCGGGAATTTTCGTAAGCGAGAACAGGCGAGAACAGGTAGATGACAAAACGGACGGCCCGCCGCCGTGCGGGCCATAAGTCCAGAGAGAACTAGGGGAATCATGGGGACGGAGCCGCGAATCATGACGACAAAAATGGAACGTGTACTGCGTTACGCAATTGATTTGGTCGCTGCGGAGAGATTCGCACAGGGCGCTCCGGTGGGGCAAAAGAGCGCCGCAAACGAGAGGCATGACGAAGCGAAGAGAAGACTACGTCAAGCCGTCGACACCCTCACTGGAGGCAAGCCATGACAAACGAATGCCGTTCCGCCAGCCGGGACGAAGTGCTGCAAATGATCAGGACGAACCAGGGCATCACGGCCGGACAGATTCAGGAGGCAGTCGGCCTGTCGAATCGCCAGGTCTTGAAGATCCTGTCGGCCCTGACGGACGAAGGCATCATCAGGTGGAAGATGCTCCGTCCACAGGCTGGCGTAAGACGGTCCCCGCGTCGCAGCTACTTCATCACGACGAAGCACGACACGACGATCCCGGCGGCTTGGGACGTGCTGGCGTACTTCTTCGGCCGCATCGCAGCAGAACCCGCAATCGTTTGATCGAGCACCGATGGCGCCGAGGCTGTGGCGCCATCCCCTAACGCCCGTAGGAGGCACCATGCATCACCGACCTGACCACTTCGAGCGCTTCACGCAAGCGCATCGCCGTATCGTTCCGGTGCGGGGCATGCCATGAGTGACCTCGGACTGAAACGCTTCTCCACGCTGAAGCAGAAGACATCGCTGAAGCGTACCGGCTTCCTGCGTAAGCATCGCAGCAAAGAGCAAATCACCAAGAAGACGACCCGCCTCAAGTCGCGCGGCCCGAAGATGACGCCGATCCGCCGCGCCGCACGCGGCCAGGACTGCCAGTTGCAGATCCTCGGCGTGTGCAATGGAGACTCCACCACGACCGTTCTGTGTCACTCCAACCGCCTAGCCGACGGCAAGGGCATGGGCCTGAAGGCTCCGGACACCGAGGCGTGCTTTGGTTGCGCATCCTGCCATTCGATCCTCGATGGTCGCGCGCCGCGACCGGCCGGTATGTCGATGGAAGACCTGCAGCGCCTATTCGATTACGCGCGCGACCGTACGCACGTCATTCTGCGCGCAATGGGGCTCATGCCATGACCACGAACATCCTCAGCCCGAATTGGACCGGCGATACCGCTGAGCCCATCGACCCTACCACGATCCGTTTCAAGGCCGTCAGGGCGCCTGTGTACGCCGACTGCCAAGGATGTCTGTTTATCGGCCAGCGCAGCACTGTGTGTCGCCAAGCATCCGGCCAGGTGGATTGCGACGAGGCCGCGCCAGAAGGCTGGTCCGTCATCTACGTCACCGACAAGAGCGATCCGCGGCAGATGGATCTGCTGAAGGCAGCCGAGAGCGAATCATGCTGACCTACGAAGTCAAAGGCCCGACCGAGAGCGGTCATTACCTCGTCGGCTACCCGACGCCGGGCGCCCCACAAGTGTTCACCCTGGCAGGATGCGCGACGAACGAAAAACTGGCCAAGGAAGAGCGTGACCGCTTGAACGAAGCGCAGGTTGTTGACCGCCGCGCCGACATCGTGCGAAAGGCGGACATGATCGTGCGGGACGAGGAGAACTGACGTGGCCGGCGAATGGATCAAATTCGAGGCAAGCACGCCCGAGAAGCGTGAAGTCTTCTCCATCACCGCGGCGATGGGCTGGACCGATCCTGACCTGACGGTCGGGAAGCTGCTCAAGGTGTGGCGTTGGTTCGATCAGCAGACCGTTGGCGGTAACGCTGACGGCGTTACCTTGGCGTTACTGGATTCAATCATCGGCGTTACCGGGTTCGCTCAAGCGATGTGCAATGTAGGCTGGCTGGTGTCGACCGAGCGAGGCGTCAGCCTTCCGAACTTCGATCGGCACAACGGGAAGACAGCAAAGGAGCGCGCCCTGACCGCGAAGCGGGTCGCGAAACACAAAACTAACGCCTCGACTAACGCTGAAGGTAACGCTGACACCGTTAGCGGAGCGTTACCTAGAGAAGAGAAGAATAGAGAAGAACTAGAAGAACCCCCCAAACCCCCCGTCGGGGGGCTATCCGTGATCGAAGGGAAAAAACGGAAAGACCCGGGTGTCTCGCTGAAGACCTTCCTTGATGACTGCAAGGCGAAAGGGCTTCGTCCGGTTCGCGACTACGAGCCGCTGTGGAACTACGTCCGCACCGCCAAGCTACCCGAGGACTACGTTGCCCTCGCCTGGGCTGAGTTCTGCCGTCAGTGCCTGCCGGGCGGCGTGAGCGAGCGAAAACTGCAGGTCGACTGGCCGAAGACGTTCCGAAACTACGTCGAGAAAAACTACCTGAAGCTGTGGGCGATAAACGCCGACGGCGAGTACTTCCTGACCACCCTTGGCAAGCAGGCCCAAACCGTAGCGGAGGCAGCATGACTGCTCGTAAAGAAATCATTGGTGACGCAGTGTTGTACCTGGGCGACTGCGCCGAGGTTCTGCCGTTGATCGGCAAAGTGGATGCGGTGATTACCGACCCGCCGTATGGGATCGGCGAGAGCAGTAAAAAGGTGAAATCTCGTCAGCGAGGCGGGCGCCTTGGCTCATTGCTCGGTTACAAGGGTAAGGCAATGGCTGATCAAAAGGACTACGGTGAGTTCGACTGGGATCAGTCGCCCCCGCCGGCCGAGTTGATTGATCAACTGCGTGCGATGAGTGATTGGCAAGCATTTTTCGGCGGGAATTACTTTCATCTCCCGCCGTCGCCATGCTGGCTGGTGTGGGACAAGCTCAACGGTAAGAACGACTTTGCAGATTGCGAGCTCGCCTGGACGAATTGGCCGAAAGCCGTTCGCCGTCTGCAGTGGATGTGGAATGGGATGCTTCGCCAAGGGAATGAAGAGCGATTTCATCCAACCCAGAAGCCGCTTGAGGTCATGAAGTGGGAAATTGAGTTATGCCCCAAAGCCGAAACGGTGCTTGACGCGTTCATGGGCAGCGGCACCACCGGGGTTGCCGCGATCCAGCTGGGCCGCAAGTTTATCGGAATTGAACGCGAGCCGAAATATTTCGAAATAGCCTGCAAGCGCATTGAACAGGCTGTCGCACAAGGGCAGTTGTTTGCACCCGAACCAGTCAAGCAAGAGCAGGCCGGCCTGTTTGGGGAGGCAGCATGAGCGACATCAAACCACCGCCGCACAGCATCGAAGCCGAGCAAAGCGTTATCGGCGCACTGCTGCGCGACAACGACGCCATCGACCGTATGGGCGACCTGCGCGCCGAGCACTTCTACCTCGGTGACCATCAGGTTATCTTCGCCGAACTGATCAAGCAGTTGAACGCCGGCCGCTCCTGCGACGTCATTTCGCTGATGGTCGCGCTTGACGGCAAGGTCAACGAACCCGGCAAGTACCTGAATCAGATGGCGCAGAACACGCCGTCGTCGGCCGCCATCGGGCGCTACGCCGCGATCGTCCGCGACAAGGCAGTCAAGCGCGGGCTGATGTCGCTTGGGAAGGACGTCGCGGAGGAGGCGGCTAATTCGCCAGCGGACGCGGTTCAACTGCTCGACTCCGCAGGTTCCCGCCTGGAGAAGTTGGCCGAGTCCCGCGTCTCGGACGAGCCGGTGCGCGCCGGCGACGATATGGTCGCTCACATCACTGAGATCGAGAGCCGGTACGAGGGCGGCACGAAGGCCATGCCCACCGGCTTTGACGACATCGACAAGAAACTGAATGGCGGCGTGAGGGGCGGGAACCTGATCGTTCTGGCGGGCCGTCCGTCGATGGGCAAGACCGCATTGGCGATGAACATCGCGACCAACATGGCCGTCGACTACTCGGTTCTTTTTCTGTCGATGGAGATGCGGCGCTCGGAGCTTCACGACCGCAATCTGGCGTCCATTGGTCGAGTCCCCCTGGATCGCATCATGGAACCACAGCGGATGGAAGACCAGGACTGGGCGAACCTGACGCACGCAACCATCCGCATCAATGAACTCAAGTTGTACCTGCACCACCAGGGCGGCATGAGGCTGCTGGACGTGCGCATGAAGGCCAAGGGCATCAAGCGCAAGCGCGGCCTCGACATCCTGATGATCGACTACCTGCAACTCATGGAAGGCGAGGGCGACAACCGAAACACGCAGATCGAAGGTATCACGCGCGGCTTGAAGTCGCTTGCGATGGAGCTTGAGATCGGCATCTTCCTTCTGTCGCAGTTGAACAGGAAGGTCGAGGAGCGTCCGAACAAACGCCCACTGATGGCCGACTTGCGCGACTCCGGAGCGATCGAGCAGGACGCCGACGTGATCATGTTCCCGTACCGGGACGAACGATACAACCCGGATTCACTCGATAAGGGTCTTTGCGAAGTCAACTTCCCGAAGGTGCGCCAGGGCGAACCCGGGACTATCGCTCTGACGTACCTGGGCGAGTTCACGCGATTCGAGAACTGCGCCAGGTGGGTGCAGAGGGCGCCGGAGGATAGGCGCAAGCCGGGCAACGGACTGTCGAAATTTCTGTGACACGAAGCACTAGACCATCGCGCACACGCGCATAACCGCACCACCAAAACAAGGGAGTAGAGCATGTGGCCTTTCGACATTTTTGCAAAACGCCGCGCAGCCAGGGATGCAAAGGAGCGCGCGGAACACGCCGAGCGTATGGATCGCGTGAAGGAAAGCATCGAGGCGGCGAAGAAGCATACCCGCGCAGCCGCTGCCGCCATCAGCCGGGCGCAGAGCATCCGCGATGCAGCCTCGGCGCCGCGCAAGCCGTCGCTCAGCGTCGTGCTCAATCCAGACAACATCTACACCGACCCGCTCAGCCCGATCAACCATCTGTCGCCGCTGAACCCGATCAATCAGGTCAGCATCTGGCCGGCGACGGCTGACGAGCCGCAGCATTCGTCGGCAGGAACTGAACGGTAACACTACCCAACGACCGCAGCATAACGACAACAAGGAGAACCGCATGACCCCGCAACAGAAGCTGAAGCACATGATCCTGAGCTGCGTCGCCAAGTGGCGCGATCTGCCTCTTCCGGAGTTCAACGCCGACACCATCGACGCGGCCTACGCCGAGGCTGACGAAGGCGAGCTTGAAGACGAGATGCAGGACGCGCGGAACGAGATCCGTTGCGGCGGCATGGATACCGGATTGCCATGCGATTGGGCGCGCCACTACGAGAGCAAGGCAGTGGCTGCGCAAGCCATCGATGGTTCTTGGGTGGGTTGGACCTACTGGTACGGCGGCGGCAAGCACGGCGAGCCCGAAGCCATCGACTGGATCGAATACGCCTATGACCTGTCGTGCGTCGAAGAAGAGAAGCTTGTCACTGTCCGCACGTTCACTAAGGCGGAATAACAACCACTCACCGTTCCCAGTTCGCGGGAACTACAACAACCGGAAAGGAGATAACGCATGGGACAGTCAACTGATGCACTGATGGCCTTCGGCTTTGACCTGGGCGAGGAAGTGCCCGAGCGCTTTGCCGCCGACGAAGAAGATGGCTTTGAGGCCGATGAATTCCTGCTGCGCGATTACGACGCCGGAATCCCCGACTGGACGCCGGATGGCCCACCGGACTACTGGCGCAAAAAAGACGAGGCTCTGGCGAAGCTTCCGGTCGACATCATCACTCACTGCTCTGGCGAATACCCGATGTACTTCCTCGCCGTGCGCGGCACCAATCGCCGGGCGTGTCGCGGGACTCCTGTCGCGGCCGAGCAGTACCAGATCGGCCAAGACGAAATCGCTGCCCTGCGCGCCTTCTGCGAGAAGCACGGCATCGAATGGCAATTGCCGAAGTGGCACATCTTCAGCATGTGGAACTGAACCTAACCACCACCCGCCAACCGCAGCACCAACCTGAAAGGCAGACATGAGCAACCACATAGAAGAGCGCGTGAAGAACATCATCGCCATGCAACTCACCGTCTCGGCCGGCGCGCTGCAGCCAGAAATGAACTTCGTCGACGATCTCGGCGCCGACAGCCTGGACGAGATCGAGCTCGTGATGGCGATGGAAGACGAGTTTGATATCGAAATCGACGACGAGAAGGCGGAGCAGGTCAAGACCGTCCAGCAGGCTATCGACTTCATCACGCGCGAGCTTGCGGCCGAACATTGACCGGATGCCCGGTGGACCCGGGCGCACAACAACGACAAGGGGATCCTGATGAGCAAAGTGAACGTTTGGAACACGACCGGCGACATTCTGGAGCAGTTCGACACGGTCGAAGAGGCTGAAGCCTGGATCACGGAATGCGAGCACGAAGAGTTGCACCGTACCGAGAACGGCGGCGATACGAACATCGCGGTTCTGGAATCGCTTTGAGGAGCCAAACATGACCTCAATGAGCATCTTCCGAGAACTGAAGCAGCGCATCAGCCTGGCCTGGCGCATCCTGTGCGACTTCGACAGCCATCTCGAAGCGTACGCTGAACGCGAGCTGCGCGCGGCCGGCTACTTCGACGGCGACGAGGCGAACGAGTGGATGGCGCAAGGTGTGCTCGACATGGTCCGAGTCTACTCGTTACAGGGCCGGCGCGGCACGGATGCATCGGCCGCTTTGCAACTGTTCGACATGCTCGCGCGCTTTCAGCCGATCGGGCCTCTGACCGGCGCGGATAGCGAATGGGACGACGTCACCGAACTTTCTGGCCGCCCGCTGTGGCTGAACAAGCGCTGCTCGCATGTGTTCAAGGGTGGCGACGGGCAGGCATACGACAGCGAGGCGGTCATCTTTGAAAAGCCGAACGGCGAGCGCCTCACCAGCCGTCAGTTCATCACGTTCCCGTACACGCCGCGTTCGGTCGTCGTGCGCGTTCCGGTCGACGCGACTGAATCGGACAAGCGTCGGGCCGCGCAGATCGCATGGAGCGCAGCATGAGCAAGCAATTCAATGTCGGTGATGTGTGCATAGGGCGTGGGTTCATTGTCAACACGGATCGGAATGGGCTTGAGTGCGTGATTCTACAAGGGCTTGACGAGCGACAGACCTACAACCTCGCACTCGATCTGACGAGCAAGTTTGCCGGCTACTTGGTCGAGTGGTCAGACGGGAGTGTGGCGCATGTTAGACCAGAAAGACTGTACCTGAAGCGCCCTCCGCGCCGCGACATCGACGAGGTAGTCCGATGGGAATCTGTCGGATGGATGCCGATGGACGTGAAGCTGGATCGGGCCATCAGGGAAATGTTGCGGAATCAGGTGAGGGCATGAGCACCAAGAATCGAGGCATCACCAAACGCGACGTCATTGTGCCGATTGCTCGACTGGCCGGCAAGCAAAGAGTGGGTCAGGAAGACGCCGACGAACTTACGCTGCCGACCTTGATTTACCTGGACGCGGCCAAGCGCGGCGCCTGCCCGCACGCCGGCTACAACTCGTTGGCTACCACCTTGCTTGCTGCGGCCAGCATCGCAGTGCAGACGCAATCGAAGCGCTTCTACAACATCGTGGACAGCGCCTACAGCCTGCTCGTGAAGGCTGGGCTGCGCGAAACGAAGATGCTCGACCTGACCACGACGGAGTACCAGGCGATCCGCTCCGCGCTGGCGTGGTATGTGCGGTCGCTGCCGACGGTTGAGGTGGGCGTGTTGAGTAGGGCGTATGCCCGCGCACAGGCAATGATGGCTCAATGAGGGAGATGCAATGGCAACGTATACATTCGAGCACGAGACCGCTCTGACGTTCATCGAAAAGATGCTGCGCGCGCTGACTGAGCGGCCGATGACGCGCGCCGAGATGCAGCAGCGTCTCTTTGCCAGCAAAACGAAGATGCTGGCGTATATCCGCTTCCTTCATCATGGCACTGGACAGCCGAAGCGCATCTACATCGCTAGCTATGACGAGCGCGAGACTGGCGGCAGAAATCCGCGTTACGCCGTCGGCGACAAGGATGATGCGCCGCCGCTCGGCGCGAAGACCATGGCTCAACGTCACGCGATTCGCAAGGCGGATCCCGAAAAGCACCGGCGGCATCTGGCGAAGCTGCGCGCAGCAGCCGCGGCAAAACGATCAAGGGCTAAGCCGGTGACTTGGCTGTCAGCACTGGGGATCTGATCATGAAAGCAATCGACCTTTTCGCCGGCGCCGGCGGATTCAGCACCGGTGCCCGCATGGCTGGTGTTGACGTCGTGTGGGCAGCGAACCACTGGCCAGCCGCCGTCGCTATCCATTCGCAGAATCATCCGGGCGCAGCGCACGCATGCCAGGATCTGCACCAAACGAACTGGCAGGACGTGCCGGCGCACGACATCCTGATGGCATCGCCGTGCTGTCAAGGCCACAGCAGGGCGCGCGGCAAGGCCAACGGCAACCCGCAGCACGACGCCAGCCGCTCTACGGCATGGGCGGTCGTATCGGCGGCCGAGTACCACCGGCCTGCGTTCGCCGTGATCGAGAACGTGCCCGAGTTCACGCGCTGGGCGCTGTATCCGGCGTGGTGCGCTGCGATGGATGCGCTGGGGTACGCGCTGACGCCGATGATCGTGGACGCCGCGGATCACGGCGCGCCGCAGCACCGGGAACGCCTGTTCATCGTGGCGGCCCGGGCCAAACACCCGCTCATGATCGACCTTCCGAAGCAACCGCATGTGCCGGCCAGCAGCTTCATCGATTTCGGCGCCGGGAGATGGCAGCCGATCGAGAAGCCGGGCCGCGCTGCGAACACGCTAGCGCGCATTGCCGCCGGCCGCGCCGCGCACGGCGACCGCTTCATCAGCAGCTACTACGGCGCCGAAAAAGGCGGACGATCGATTGCGCGTCCCGTCGGCACCATCACCACCCGTGACCGCCACGCGATCATTGACGGAGATCGCATGCGCATGTTCTCGGCGCAGGAATGCCGGGCCGCGATGGGCTTCCCGGCCGACTACATCCTGCCGGCCGCGCACCGGGACGCCGTACACATGCTGGGTAACGCTGTGGCGCAGCCGGCCGCACGCGACGTCATCACGGCGATGCTGGAGGCTGCATGAGCGCCATTCGTAACCATGACCAAATCTGCGCCATGTGCGACGAGTACAGCGTCAAGCAGGCCGCTCCAGAGTACGCCGCACTCGGCATGGGCCGATGCCTCGCGCGCCACGATCACGGCCACCTATCCGTGCACGTAGGGTGGGATTGCGAAACGTGCGTGAGCTTCCGACTCGATCGGTCGAATTTGGCAAAGCGCCGGCAGTACGTCGCGACGCAGCGGCAGAAGCAGGAGGGCAATCATGAAATCACGTAATCAGCGCGAGGGCGGCTATCTCGGCTACTACATGAGCGTCTACGACAATATCGGGCGCATGTGGCTTGGTGACTTGCCCGCCCCGCGTCGCAGACATCACCGTCAGGGCAACTGGCATTGGAAGACGTTGCGCGAGATGAGGGGCAGGGCATGAGATACGGCGCCAAAGTAGACGCCAACCAAGTTGAGATCGTCGCTGCGCTGCGCAAGGCCGGCTGCACCGTTCAGCACTTGCACGCCGTCGGGAAGGGCTGTCCTGACCTCCTGTGCGCGCTTGGCGGGGCGACATTCCTTATCGAAGTAAAGGACGGCGCCAAGCCGCCCAACAAACAGGCGCTCACGCCGGACCAGAAAACATGGCACGCGAGCTGGGGCGCACAGGTTCACATCGTAAATTCGGTGGCTGGTGCGCTTCTCGTCGCCGAAATGTACAGGATGCGCACACCGAAGGAGACAACATGAACGAAGAAAACACGAACCGGCTTGCCATGCAGGCAGAGGTCGAACGAGACATCACGCCCGGCTTACCACGGGTAGAGCGTGCGATCGCATTCGTGCAAACGCGCGGCATGGCGACGTCGTCCGAGCTGCACATGGTGATGGAACTGGAGCCGAATGAACTGGCGTCCGACTATCTCGATAGTGCGCTCTCGGGCGGGTTGCTGGTCAAGACGGGCAAGTATTGGATGCCGGGCACCGCTCCGACAATCGCGGCTGATGCGCCGGCATACGCCATCCCGACATTCGTCCCGCCGCAGCCCGTCGACAACGTGGTGTCGCTCGAACCGCAGCGCACCGCGCGCGTTAAGCCGGTGGACAAACTCGATTTCGCCGCATTCGCCGACATGGTGAACAACCAGGTCGAGACCGGCAGCGCGCCTGCTCGCAACACCGCGCCGGTTATCCGCTGCGGCCTGTGGTCGGATGGCTCTGTCGAGGTGCAGCGTGACGGCAAGACGTCGGCCGTGCTGTTCGTGGAAGAGGTGGCCCACCTCACAGATTTCTGGAAACGCGTATCCGCAAATGCCAAGGAGGCAATGTGAAAGTGATCGAGCACGCCGTGGTCGAAGAAGCGCCGAACCCCGACTCTCCATTCATCACCGTCATGAAGCTGTGGGCGCGCTGGATGACACTAACCGACAGGCGCGAAGCCGGCGGCTGGGCGCATCCGCAGGACGTGAAGGAATTCATGCGCGCCGGGGAAGCGGTGGATGCGATGGTCAACGACCTGCCGAGCGCGCAACGGTGGGCGATCTACCGGGCATACGGGATTGCTACCGTCTGGCGCTTCCCGAATCTGCCGCTTGCTGAGGTCGTGATCGAGGCCGAGCAGATTTTGACGCCGAAGATGCTGAGAAATGTTGACGTGAAGCGATATTTCAATGGGAGCTAAGTCGTTGCCGATCTGCCCGCGATGCGGGCAGCCCAAAGAGGGCCCTTGCCTGCCGTGCAAGAGGGCAAGTGCCAGGGCATACATAGCCCGCAATAAGGAAAAGGTGCGCGCGAAGAACAACATATGGAAGGCAAACAACAAAGAGCATTACGACGCCAAGGCTGCCGAATATCGAGCCAAGAACAAGGAGCGGATACGACAAAGGGCCGCCGAGTATCATATGACCAACAAGGAACTACTGAATGAGCGATCCGCAGCTTGGCGGAAAGCGAACCCAGAGAAATGCCGGATACAAGCTCACGATCGACGAGCTAGGGTAAAAGGCGTTGGCGGCGCGTTATCGAAGGACATCTACGAACGCCTTTTTAAGCTTCAAAAGGGGAAGTGCGCCTGCTGTGGGCAGCCGCTTGGCAAGGACGGCCACCTTGATCACATCATGCCGATATCTATGGGCGGCAAGAACGAGGATGCTAACGTCCAACTGCTCACGCAGAGGTGCAACAACCAGAAGCACGCTAAGCATCCGGTCGACTTTATGCGGGAGAAAGGGTTCTTGTTGTAGATTCTTGTAGAAAACTATTGCATTCCGAAAAGGCTAGGATTACTATGGCTGAGCTAGATGTCGATATTGCGCGCTAGTTCATCGAAACCCGCCAAAACACAGGCGGGTTTTGTCGTTTACAGCGTCCACATCAGCGAGCAAGACATGCAGCGAGAGCCCGAGCCAAGCGCCACCGACGCGGTTTTCGTCGTAGTCTGCCTGCTGATGATAGCTGCATGGTTCGTCGCGATAATGCTCGACGTGACGTACGATATGGCGCGCGAGGCGTTGGCGAGAATGACGTTTCGCGGCTGGTAATTCGACGCACAGCGGCTCGGCCCCGCTGAATCTTTCCTGTTGAATTTCTAAAACGCTGCCTGATGCGAGCGTCGGCGCCTGACTGGCGTAACCAGTCGCCACACGCATGCGCTTTGCCTCCTGTTCTAGACGAGCGGTGCACCGCTCCAGCAGAGCGCAGTTGTGTTGCGTAAGCGCAGGCTGATGCGCTAAGTAGTTGGCCGAGTTGGAAGCTCTTAGGAACACTCGGGGCCGGCATTGATCCTGAGCCCGGCGCCGGGCGCTGATGGGGAGCCGGTTGGGCGGCGAGCAAGCCAGAGATCAGCGCCGGCCGCAACAGCCAAAGCAGGGCCGCAAGACTGTAAGACAACCGCCCTATACAAGCCCAAAAGGGTGATCTATTTTGATGGGTGATGAAATGTCTGAACATGTCATGGTCTGTAAGCTCCAACTGCACAGCAAAAATCCGATGAAGGGCTACAGCTCGACAAACGAGGAAATGCCCGGGCAGTCGGTGCATTTCGGCGCGGTGTGGGAAGGATCGACTGAGAAGCAGCAGGCATCCGAAAACGCTGTGTTCGGCCACTGGACTCCGTATGCGGAATTCAAGGGCTCCATCCTTAACCAAGCCGTCAACGACAAGCTTGTCGTCGGGAAGAAGTACTACGTGACGTTCACGGAAGCGCCCGACTAAGTACCGAGTCTCCTCCAATCTCCCCGAGTTTGGACTTCGCCGCCTGCCGCAGCAATGCGACGGCGGCTTTTTTATTTGAGGCCGTCCATGTTGAAGCACTTCGCCGGAAATACGGTCGGCCGTGACTTCGTCGTGGGCGATATTCATGGATGCTTCCGCAAGCTCGAAGTTGAATTGGCTACGCTGGGGTTCGACCCTGAAACTGATCGTCTGTTCAGCGTGGGTGATCTGGTGGATCGCGGTCCAGACTCGGAACTGGCTATAGAGTGGCTGGAAAAGCCGTGGTTCCATGCTGTACGCGGCAACCATGAGCAAATGGCGATCGACTGCGCCAAGGGCGGAATCGACACCGGCTGCTATCTCGCCAATGGCGGGGCATGGTTCTTGGCATTGACGCGGCCCGAGCAACGCAAGTTTGCCGACGTCTTTGAATCGATGCCGATAGCCATTGAAGTGGAAACGGCGGCTGGCCTCGTTGGCATCGTGCACGCAAACAGCCCGTACGGCCATTGGACGGACCTCGCGCAGGGATTGTCCGGCGCTCGAGCGAGCGCGTTGGCTGACGTTTGCATGTGGGACCGGTCGCGCATCCTCAATGAGGACGCATCGGGCGTATCCGGCGTCCATGCGCTTTATGTTGGGCACACGCCCGTACATCGCCCGACCTCGTTGGGCAACGTCCACTACGTCGATACTGGCGCTGTGTTTGGTCGCGCGCTGACGATCATCCAGATCAACTGACCGAGGCTCGCGATGCACATCACCCTTGAAGCTGAGCGCGCTTGGGTGATGATCCTCATTCAGTTGGAGCGGGATCGCATCGCGCTTCGAGTAACACCATGAGCGGCCCGATCGACGCATATCGCGCCCAGATCATCCGCGCAGTCGTAGGCAGGAAGCCGATCGCCGTCGAAGATATCGCCGCGCTTGATCGCATCTGCCAACGCCTCGTGGAAGCTGAGCAGGCGCACGAGATCCTGCGCGCTCTCGGATACGGGAAGCGCTGGAACACGCTCGCCGAGCTCGCTGAAATGGTCCCGCACTCGACCGCGATGCTCATCCGCCAGAAGAAGTAGCCGACATGGACTTCGACAACCTGTTCGCCCTCTACGAGAGGAACAAGGCGAACGCCGATAGGCGCGGCATCGGCTACACGCTGACGTTCAAGCAATGGCTTGATGTGTGGGGCCCGAACATCCTCGACGAGCACCGCGGCACGGGCGACGACCGCCTGCGCCTGGAGCGCATCGACAAGGGCGGCATCTTCGAGGCGGGGAACGTGCAGCTGGCGCGTAGAGTGAAGCGCGGCCAGATACGTCGCTTGATGCGGGCTCTTGAGCGAGAGCTCGCGTAAAAACCCGGCCGCTTACGGCTTCTTTGATTTGAGCAGAAACAGTTCGAACAGTGCCGCATCCATCGCGCGGTGAGCTGGTGAGGAGACAGGTGCCTCCCAGTTCTGCCATGTACGTAGCGGCTTGCCGATCACTGCTGCCGCTTCGGTTTGCGTGAGGTCGGCGGAGAGGCGCGCAGCCCGAATTTCGTCAGGTGTCGGCTTGGTCATAATCAGGCGAACAGGTTGTTGATTTCATAGCTTTTGCGGGCGCTATCAGCTGCCTTGGCCACAGCAGCAGAGGCGCAGCGCTCGGCATAAGCCTTGGCCTTAGCCATCAAGCCGCGCGCTTCGTCGGCGGAGATTTTCTCCAGACCGTTGTGCGGCACGAACTTATACAACTGCTCGTTGCGACGCAGGATGTACGCATCGGGAGCGTAGTCGCCCGGGGTTGCGATCTTCGCCATGACGACGAGACCCGACAGGAAGCCGACTTTGACAGTTTGGCCGACTTCCCATGCTTGCTTGGACTTGGTGATCATGGCGTTCTCCTTGAGTGGGTGAATGCTGCTCCGATAAGTTCATTGTAGTGCACCCAATGAGTGTATTCAAGGACTACCCACACATACCTATCAAAAGGAATAGGCCCTATGGCGCAAACGGAGAAGTCTGCGCCGGACTGGGAACGCATTGAAGCGGACTACCGGGCCGGCATCCTGTCGGTGCGGGAGATAGCATCCTCGCAAGGCATCACGCACGGAGCAATCCAGAAGCGTGCCAAGCGGGACGGATGGGTTCGTGACCTGTCTGGGAAGATCGCGGCAAAGGCGAACGCGCTGGTAGCCACTGGCGAAGTAGCCACGCAGGTAGCCACGGAAAAAGCGGCTACCGACAAGCTGATCATCGACGCGAACGCGCAGGTTATCGCGCAAGTGCGACTGACCCACCGTGGCGATATCGCGCGTGCCCGCAAGCTGTGCATGTCGTTGCTGCAAGAGATCGAAGTCGAGACCGACAACATCGACCTGTTCGATCAACTAGGTGAGTTGCTGCGCGCCGAGGACGACAAAGGCCAGGACAAGCGCAACGACGTCTACCGCCGCGTTATCTCCGGCGCCTCGCGCATCGACAGCATGAAGAAGCTGGCCGACGCTCTGAAGGTGCTGATCGGCCTAGAGCGCGAGGCATACAACATCGGCGAGACCGGAGGCCAGCAGGGCGGCAACAACGCCGACCTCTTGCGGCAACTTGTCGAAATGCTGCCCGACTGATGGAACTGAGCCTCGTAACAAAGCGTGAACTCGCTCGCTGGTACAAGCTTGTCGATCACCCGGTGCAGACTGCTTTGGTGCATGCGGTAAGCAATGGCGTGCGCTTCCCGGTTGTCCCGGCAGGTCGACGTTCCGGCAAGACCGAACGGGCAAAGCGCTTCATTGCCAAGACGGCGATGCGGAATGCTGGCGAACGGTACTTTATCGCCGCGCCGACCCGCGACCAGGTCAAGAAGATCTACTGGGCCGACATGAAGCTGTTGTGCCTGACGAGCTTGCATAGCAAGCCGCCGTCCGAAACCGAGCTGATCATCTACCTGGACAACGGAACCGAAGTGCACCTGATCGGCCTGGATCGCCCAGAGCGGATCGAGGGCATTCTGTGGTCAGGCGGCGTGATTGACGAGATCGCGGACATCAAGGCCGAAGCGTGGGAGGCAAACATTCGCCCCGCGTTGGACACGTTCAATCCGTCGCGTCCGAACTACCGGGCCTGGTGCTGGCTGATCGGCGTGCCCGATGGCCTGAACCACTACTACGACATGGCGCAGTACGCCGAGACTGCGAACGATCCGGACTGGCAGTGCTTCCACTGGAAGAGTGCGGAGATTCTGCCGGCCGATACGATCGCCGCGGCAAAGCGCCAGATGTCGGCCAAGCAGTACAAGCAGGAATACGAGGCCAGTTTCGAGGGCGCTACCGGGCGCATCTACGAGGACTACAGCAAGGACAACCACACCGACGCGCGGATTGAGCCGCACGAGCAGCTGATGTGGATGCATGACCAGAACTTCACTCCGCTGTCGTCGGCTGTGGGTGTTCGGCGCGACAACGCTCTGTTCCTGCTGGACGAAATCGTGCTGACCAGCGCCGTGTCGAAGCAGTCAGCCATGGAGTTCGTCGATAAGTTCAAGGACCACGCGAACAAGCATGTGCTGATCTATGGCGATCCAGCAGGGCAGGCCGGCGAGAAGCATGGCCACGCATCCGACTACACCGACATCGAGGGCGTGCTCAAGGCACACGGTTGGAAGTACACGCGGAAGGTCAAGCCTGCGCATCCAGCTATCAAGGACCGCCAGAACGCTGTGCGCGCCAAGATCTGCACGGCCGATGGTCATCGATCGCTGTTCGTGAATCCAGTGACGGCCAAGTGGTGCGACAAGGGCTTGGCGACGGTGCAACTGCAGGAAGGGTCGACCTTTCAGGAAGACCAGAAGAACAAGTATCAACACATCACGACCGCGATTGGCTACTGCGTCGACGTCGAGTGGCCGAGCATCAAACGCGTCGCAACCATCGCCCCGCTGCGAATGTAAAAGGAAATCATGAGCGACGTCAGCACAAAAACCGATTCCGTCACGGCGATGGAGCCAGACTGGAACTTGGCACGTGCGCTGCTCGGCGGAACCCGTGCGATGCGCGCGGCCGGCAAGCAATACCTGCCGAAGTGGCCGAACGAAGACGATGATGCGTACGCTTGCCGCCTTGCTTCCGCTGTGCTGTTTCCGGCCTATAAGCGCACGGTCGACACGCTGAGCGGCAAGCCGTTTGCGGAACCGATCACGCTGGGCGACGACGTACCGGCCAACATCGCCGAATGGACGCAGGATATCGATCTTCGTGGTCGGAACCTCAGTGCGTTCGCTGCTGACCTGCTCGAATCCGCGCTCGGCTACGGTATCTGCGGCATCCTCGTCGATTACCCGACGACAACGGGCGAAGATGGCCGGTTGCTGTACCCCACGCGCGCTGCGGAAATAACTGCAGGCGTGCGCCCGTACTTCATCCAGATCCATCCCTGGCAAGTGCTGGGGTGGCGCGACGAGTACGTTGGAGGTGTGTGGCGCCTGACGCAGTTGCGCTTGCTGGAGTGCGTCGACGAGCCTGACGGTGACTACGGTGTCAAGTCGGTCGATCAGGTGCGCGTGCTCACGCCGGGCGCCTGGGAAATCCACCGCCAGAACGAGAAAAAGGAATGGGTGCTCTACGACAAAGGTGCGACCAGCCTTGACATCATTCCGTATGTGCCAGTCTACGGCCAGCGCGTAAGTTTCATGGTCGGCCGGCCGCCGCTGATCGAGGTCGCTAATCTCAACGTAGCACATTGGGCCTGCGCCAGCGATCAGCAAACAATTTTGCACATGGCGCGCGTGCCGATCCTGGCTGTTATCGGCGTCGACGACAACTTCGAGATGACCGTCGGCGCCGCAAGCGCGGTCAAGATTCCGACTGGCGGTGACATGAAGTGGGTCGAGCACTCGGGCAGGGCAATCGAGGCTGGGGCCAACGAACTGGAATCCATCGAAGAGCGCATGCGCCAAGCCGGCGCGGAACTGCTAGTGCTTCGCCCTGGTGCGATCACGGCGACGCAGACCGCGACCGAGAACGAGGCCGGAACGAGCGCGCTGCATCGGATCGCCGGCAATCTGGAAGATGCGCTCGATCAGGCGTTGCAGATCGCTGCCCTGTGGGTTGGCGAGAAGACGGGCGGTCACGTCGCGCTGTTCAAGGACTATGGGGTAGCGTCGGTGTCCGATGCATCCACGCAGACCCTGTTGGATGCTGCCAAGGCACGCAAGATCAGTGATCGGACGTATTTCGCCGAAATGCAGCGCCGCGGCATCGTGTCGCCGGATCTCGACTGGGAGACTGAGAAAACGCTGATTGACGCGCAACCTCAGCCCTCTCCGGCGCCGCAATGATCAGCCTGTTGCGCCAAGTAGTAACCTGAACACCAAGGCCTCGCGCGAAAGCCCGGGGCCTTTTCTTGCCGCTAGCGGAAGCGATGCGGTGCACGGCCAGGAAGGCCACCTTGATGGGCGGATGCCCGGGAAGTTAGACAATGCCATTCAAATTTAATGCTGACGGCACCATTGCAGTGGATGCCGAAAAGAAGTTGCCGATTTTCGTTTATGGCGACGGCCGCGAAGCGCCGTTTGATGCCGACACTACGATCGCGACGATTGGCCGCCTCAATGGCGAGGCCAAGTCGCATCGCGAGGCCAAGGAAGCGGCTGAGGCAAAACTGAAAGGCTTCGAAGGCATCGAGAACGCCGAGGACGCGCGCAAGGCGCTGGAAACGATCAAGAACCTGAATGCCGGTGAGCTCAAGACCGCCGCCCAGGTGCAGGAAATCAAGGACGCCGCCGCTCGCAGCGCACAGGAGCAGGTCGCTGCCGCAGCGAAGGCGAGCGCAACGCAGATTCAGGAACTGACCGCCACGCTGGAGAAGCGCACGTCCGAACTGAACGGCCACATGATCGGTAGCGGCTTCGCCAATTCCAAGCTGCTGACCGACGACAAACACCCGCTGCGCCTGGCAATCCCCGGCGAAATGGCGCGCGCATATTTCGGCGCGAATTTCCGCGTGGAAGACGGCAAGACGGTGGGCTACGACGCCGCTGGCAACAAGATTTATTCGGCCGCGCGCCCCGGAGAACTCGCCGATTTCGATGAGGCGCTCGATCACCTCGTGCGCGCCTGCCCGTTCAAGGACCAGATCCTCAAGGGCACCGGCGCATCGGGCGGCGGTGCAGGTCAGAGCAAGACCGGCGCAGGCGGCGACAAGCAAATCAACCGCAAGCAGTTCGAATCCATGAACCCGACCGATCGCGCCGCGGCAGTGAAGGCCGGCATGACCGTCGTGGACTAAGCATTACCGACCGATAGGACGGGCAGTATCAGTTTCGCCATGCCAAACCCTGGATGGGGGAATTGGCGTATGGGCTGGATGGCCTGTGCAGTTATTCAACTCTTACTTCGATTTTCCAAATGGCCCGCCTTGAGCGGGTTTTTTATTCCCTGAAAGGTACAACATGGGCGCACTTACTCTCACTGGCCTGATCCCGACCATCTACGAAGCGATGGACGTCGTGTCCCGCGAAAAGGTCGGCTTCATCAACGCCGTTTCGCAAGACTTCAGCGCCGAGCGCGCTGCTCTGAACCAGACCGTGCGTTCGCCGGTCGTGGGCACGATGGCGGCTGAAGACCTGGCCGCGGCTGCATACGCTGCCGACACGCCGAGCCAGACCATCAACTACGTCGACATGTCGATCACGAAGGCGCGCTCGGTCCCGTTCGGCATCACCGGCGAGGAAACCAAGAGCCTGCAAAGCGCCGGCACGCTGCAGCAAGTCAACCGCGACCGCATCGCGCAAGCGCTGCGCACGCTGACCAACGAGATGGAAGTGGACCTGTATCAGGAGGTCTACAAATCGGCTAGCCGTGCTTACGGCACGGCCGGCACGACCCCGTTCGGCACCGCCGGCGACTTCTCGGACTTCGCTGGCGCCCACGAGATTCTCGACGAGAACGGCGCACCGGATGCCGACCGTCACCTGATCCTGGGCTCGACCGCGATCCGCAACATCCGCGGCAAGCAGTCGGTCCTGTTCAAGGCGAACGAAGCTGGCACCGAAGATCTGCTGCGTCGCGGCATCATCGGCCAGGTTGAAGGTCTGGACGTTCACCAGTCGGCAGCCATCAAGAGCACCGTCACCGCTGGCACCGGCGCTTCGGCAACCACGAACACCGCAGGCTATGCCGTCGGCGCAACCACGATCACGCTGGCATCGGCCGGCACCGGTACGATCATCGCCGGCGACTTCGTGTCGTTCGCCGGCGACAGCCGCAAGTATCTGGTGACTTCGGGTGACGCTGACGTGTCCAATGGCGGCACCTTCACCATCGCCGAACCGGGCCTGCTGCAAGCCATCCCGGCGTCGGCAACCGCCATCACCGTGGTCGCGACCGCTACCCGCAACATCGTCCTGCAGCGTTCGGCCATCCAGCTCGCCACCCGCGCGCCGGCCATGCCGGAAGGCGGCGACGACGCTGACGACGTGATGATGGTTACCGATCCGGTGTCGGGCATCACGTACGAGTTCGCGATCTACAAGCAGAAGCGCCAGGTGCGTTACGAGGTCAACCTCGCGTGGGGCAAGAAGCTGATCGCCCCGCGTCACACCGGCATCCTGCTGGGCTAATCGCAAACCCGGCCCGATGGCGTTCGCGTCATCGGGCCATGCAAGGACACTGCATGGACACCATCAAGATCAAACCATGGCACGAGTCGCAAGGCGATCACGTCGTGATCAATAAAGCCGATTTCGACCCGGACAAGCACGAATTGCTGGGCGGTGAAACCGAGGCTCCGGTCGGCGTTGAAGCGTCGGACGATACGCCTGCGCGCCGCGGCCGCAAGCCGAAGGCTGAATAAGGAATTGTCATGCTCACCGACGCGCAAAAGGTCGATGTCCGTCGCTGGATGGGATATCCCACGCTGAACGCCGGCTTTCCCGACACGGTCTACTCGGTTTCTGGCGATCGCCTACAGCCGCCGCTGTCGATTACCCAAAAGGTAGAGAACCTGAGTGCAAGCGAAGAAACGGTGCTCGTCGACATCTACCTGACGCCGCTCGCGTCGCTTGAAGCCGCGATTCTGACCGTTGGCGACAACCTCGATACGGACGCGGCAGCTGTCTGGAAGCGCAACGTCAACGAGCAGGTTGACCGCGAGCGCCTGTTCGACTCGGTGCGTCGCCGCATGTGCGCGTTCCTGGGCTTCAAGCCGGGGCCGGAACTGGGTGGCGGTAACGCAATTTCGCTGGTGCGCGCCTAGATGTGCGTCCAGAGCATCCGCCGCCAAATTTGCGAAACAGTCGTCGGCGAAATCTTGAATTGAGCGGCAATCGCGGATCCGCAGATGCAGGATGCATGAAGTTGGCGTATTTGCAGAACCTGATCCTCGGTAAGCTTAGAGCGCCCATGGCGCGATCCGAGAACTGGAGGTTTAAGTCCAGACTGGATGGCATGGTCATTGTTTTGCGCGCGCGAGCACCACTCAAGGTTGTCTGGGCGTGAATTGGTCTTATCCCCGTCTTTATGGTTGATTTCGGGCAGGTTGTCCGGATTGGGGATGAAGGTTTTGGCGACCAGTCTGTGGACGACATAGCTTTTCACCTCGCCATCCAAGGACAGGCTGACCACGGGGTAGCGTCGTCCGGTAAGTTGCGGAACCAATATTCGGCCGAACATTCTCCGAAGCGCCTTGCCGGATCGAGAAAGCCTGTCCTTTGATCGAATTCGCCCATGACTGGACGCCTCGTAAAAGCCGTTAAAGCCAGGGATTGGCATCCAGATTTCTTCGGTCATTTTGGCTCCTTTGCTCGGTCGATTGCCTTGCGCAGCCAGTCGGCGCCAAGGCGCTTGAACTTGGCGTGCTGCTCCGGCGTAACACGGATGGTGAGGATGATTGAAGGCGATCCATCCTTTAACGGTGGACGGCCTTCACGCTTGGGTCTTGGTGGCTTTTCCATACTTGTATGGTAATACGAAAATGCTCGCACACGTCGCTAGTTTGGTAATACGAAACAAGAGGAAGTTAGCATGATGACCGGCGAACGCCTGCAAGCACTTCTCTACGCCAAATATCCCAAGCTCGCCGCGCGTCAGGGCTTCATGTACGACGTCTACCGCTTCGACGAGCCGATCGCCGTCACCGATGATCTGAACAAGATCGCGCGCATCCCGGTCGCGCTGGCCGCCGAGAAGAAGTTCGCGATCCCGAACAAGTACCAAACCCCGACGTGGTATTGCTACGCCGATGGGCGCTTGCTCCAGCCGCGCGACATCCTGATCGGGCCGGCAGGCACGTTCTACATCGGCGACATGCAGCCGAACCTGCCGATCCAGGCGGTCGAGACGAACCACGTGATTGCGATTGGCCGCGGCTCGTACGACGGCGGCGACCAGTCGATCGAGTTCTACGCCACGGGCATCCCGTGCTTCATGCAGTTCAAGCGCGAGGACATCAAGCAGTCGCAGTACGCGACCACGATGGGGCAGGCGATCACGCACTGGACCACGTTCATTCCGCTGCCCGAGGGCACGCTGAAGCAGGACGACGTCGTGCAGGACGAGAACGGCATCCGATACATCGTCGACGCACCGGATTTCACCAGCATCGGCTACGTCGCGCACTTGAGGTTGATCACGATATGACGATGACCATCGATCTGGCATCCGCGCTTGCGGGGCTGAACCGCCTCGCGATGCTCAACATGTCGCCCTGGCTGGAATCCGTCGGCAGCGGAATGCAAAAGGAAGTGCAGAACAGAATCCGCAAGGCGAAAGAGTCGCCGGGCGGCGAAGCGTGGGCGCCATGGATGCCGAGAACGCGACAGTACCGCGAGCACAAGGGAAATTCCGGCCAAGGACTGCTGTGGGACGAGGGAACCTTGCTCAATTCCGTCAGTTTTGCGGTCGATGATGGTGCGCAAGGGGATCTGTTCGGAGCAAAGGGCGGGGTTGTGATCGGCACCGATGTCGCCTATGCCGGCTACCTGCAGGACGGCACCGAGCGCATGGCCGCGCGCCCGTTCATCGGGTGGTCCGATGCCGAAGCCGCAGAACTGGAGTTCTCAGCCGTCCGGTTCATCGAGGCGCTTCTGTGAAGACGGCGCTGGAAAGGAATTCCAAGAATGATCTCTGAAAACGCCGCCGACCTCGTTGCGCGCGTGTCGTCCGTCGCGGGTTTCGAAGGGCGCGCTGGTCTCGCGATTGGTGGCCGCGGCGCCGACCCGGCGATGACCAAGATTCCCCTGCCTGCCGCCTGGATCATGTTCGGCAAGGACCAGGTTGACGAGAGCCCGTACGGTTCGTCGCAATCGGGTGGGCGTGGCGGATTGATCCCGAATGGGGAAAACGTGCAGCAGGTCTTCAGCGTGGTGATCTACGTGCCGTACCTGAGCCAGGACGACCTGATCTCGACCCAATTTCCGCTGCTCGAAGCCGTGATCGCAGCAGTCCGCGACAACGGCCGCGAGGCGCCAAGCGGCAACCGCTGGCGATACATCGGGCAGAAGCTCGCGATGGTCTATCCGGACCGTCTCGCCTACGAACAGCACTACACGCTCGACGCTTTCATGTAGCAGTAACCCGCCCGCGGTGAGCGGGATTCTCTCAACAAGGAAATATTATGCCCCTCATCAGCAATAGCGACCTTCAGGCCATCGGCGACAAGCTCGCGCGCTTCGCCGCCACATCGGTGGGCGACCCGAACTTCGACGACGCTTTCACTGCCGGCCTCGACGCTGCCAGCAATGCAGTCCTGTCGGGCTCGAACAGCATCGCGCAATACCTGCTCGACTCCAACGACGAAGCCGTGACAGCCGACCTGCTGCCCGCCGCGCGCGACCTGGACGAGTCGCACCCGGTGATGCCGACCGGCTTCCTGCTCGGCATTCCGGGCATCAGCGCGATGATCAAGGCGCTGGACACACACGTGAAGCGCTACGCCGGCGCCGCCAACTTGGACGCCTACCTGTCGACGCTGAATGCTTCCAGCCCGACGCTGCGCTTTCACGCCGCGTTCACCGATCACCTCAAGGCGCTGTCGGCCAAGAACGTGTTCATCGGCGCCGACCTCGATATCGCCCGCGTGAACGTTACCGGCGCCACGACCGGCACATACACGCACCTGGCCGCGATCGACAAAACCAAATATAGCGGCGCCAAGCTGGTCGCCAAGAACGTCGGCGCACTGACCGCGACGACCGCGCTGTCGATCACCGGCAAGAAGTTCGACGGCACGACCGCCACGCTGACGGTGTCGATCTCGACGCTGACCGACGCACACGAGACGAACCTGTCCGATACCACAAAGGTCTTCGTCGACGTGACCGGCATCACGGTGACGTCGGGCGGCACCTCGGGCAACGTGATCAAGATCGTCGCCAAAACGGACCGCGATATCTCGGCCGCCTAACCAACTCCCCTCGAAAGGTAAATCATCATGGCATTTAGCGATAGCTCGTACGGTCTCTTTCAGGGCCAGTTGTTCATCCAGGAGCGTGCATTCAACGGCGCGCCGCTCGGTGGCTTCGAATTCATCGGCGACACCGATATGTTCAGCATCGATCCGAAACAAAAATTCGAGGACATCAAGGAGTCGCAATCCGGCCTGGGCCTGACTGCAGCGCACATCCCGACCGAAACCGACGTCTCGGTCAAGCTGCGCACGCTGGACATCAAGATCGCCAACTGGATCCGCGCGACCTGGGGCGGCAGCGCCGGCGCAGTCGATGCCGATTCGGTATCTGGCGAATCGATCGTGCTCTACAACGGCCTGATGACGCCGCTCGCGCACCCGGGTGTGTCGAACGTCGTCGTGTCCGGCGCCGTGTTGGGCACCGATTACACCGTCGATGCGGCGAATGGATCGATCACCGTGCTGGCTTCCTCCAGTGCGATTCCGGATGGCTCGCCGCTGACCACTACCGTCAGCTACGACTACGCTGCGTATAACGGCAAGGTCGAAGCGTTCACCACCGGCCAGCGCTACTACACGCTGCGCCTGCACGGCCGCAACACGGCGCAGGGCAATCAGCCGGTGATCGTGACGTGCCACCAGGCCGCGCTCGACATGGCCAAGGCGTTCTCGCTGATCGAAAAGAAACACCAGACGTTCGAACTCGATGGAATGCTGCTGCAGGACACGACCAAGCCGCTGCCGCAGGCGGCGACGGATCTGAGCCAGTTCTTCACCATCCTGAAGGCGTAAAGCATGAGCGAAGACCTGAAAGCCCTGTTCCCGGGGCAAGAGGTCGTCGCTGGCGGGGAGACGATCACCGTTTCCCCGTTCGTGTTCGGCCAGTTGCCCAAGGTGGCGAAGATTTTCGCCAAGATCAAGGACGTCATCGAGGGCGGCAATCTGATCGAGATCGCATCGGCCGGCGGCGAAGACCTCCTGCAGCTGCTGTGCCTGGCGGTGAATAAGCCGCGCGACTGGTTCGACACGCTACCATCCGACGAAGGCCTCGCGTTGATGGCGACGGTAATTAGCACGAATCGCGATTTTTTCGTCCAGCGGATGTCTCCCGTTCTGCAAAAGCTGACGCGAGCCGTGAGTGGGACTGGGGCGCCGTCGTCGCCCGCCTCATCCGCGCCGGCCATCGATGGGGCGACATCCCCGGCTACACCCTAAGCCAGATCAAGCTGTTCCTGCGCGAGGGAAGTTTGCTCGATCGGGAAGAAGCCGCGCAGCGTCTCGCGCATGGCTGGATGGCTGCGAATGCCGAAGGCGACAAGATCAACGAGGCGATCCAGGCGCTGACGGAGCGCTAACGCTTCCTTGGAATCTGCGCCAGCCGTTCAAGGTGCGGCAGCTGATCGTGATGTAGCAGCAGCACTTGCGTACTGGCCGCGAGCGCTTGTGCTGACCGCGTATAGGGCGCCGTGCTGACCACGGCAGCCATGTGAGCGCCGTAGTGCAGCCGGCCGGCGACTATCTCCTGCACGGCGTGGTTTCCGACGGGATGCGCGTACATCTTGCACTGGATGGCGACCTTCGTGCCGCGCAGGACCGCTATCACATCGACGCCCTGATCTTGCCTCGCTGTCGTATGTGCCTGCCAGCCGGCGTCGCGCAGCAGTAGCGCGCAATAGGTCTCGTACGCCAACGGTGATAGGTGCGATACATCGGAGATGCGTAATTGTTGCTCGGCCTCCCGGTATTTTCGGATTCCGACGATAACGACGGCCGGGCAAAAGAAAGCCATGAACACCGCATACCAAAACGGTAGGCGCGACAGATACCACCCGAACGCATAAAGCAGTAGGGCGAGCAAAAACAGCTTGAGCAGGTCGGCGAGACGTTCTTGCATTATTCAAAATGTAACACAATTCGGATAGACGCTCTATGGCATCGATGAACATTGAGATGCGCCTGGATCTGGTCGATACGGCCAGTGCGCCCGTCAAGGCGTTCATTGCGACGCTCGGCACATTGGAAACGGCGGTTTCGAATGCGTCGTCCAAGGTGACTGCGTTTGCAGCTGCCATGAAGGAGGTCCAATCCTCCTTGTCGCTGTCCAAGGCGCGGATGGACAGCGCTGCACAGGGCATCTCCAGCATCACCGCAGCCGCATCCAACTCCGGCTCCGTATCGTCGTTTGCGGCGGCAATGAATGCGCTTGGCGCATCGATGGGGATCGTGAAAAGCAACGCATCTGGCGTCGCCACGTCTGTTGGTAACATCGGCACGCGCGCGAATGCCGCTGTGGGCGGCACGACGCAGCTCAACAATACGATCACCCAGCTCAATACCGCGCTGCAGAACCTGATGACGCACGTCACCAGCGCAGTCAGCGGCATGAACGCACTGCACACTGCCGCGCAGACTGCTGGCACCGGCACGGCCAACGCCATGAATAACATCGGCAACGGCGCGCAGAACGCGAACCGCCATGTGACAACGCTTGCCGACACGCTCAAGGGGACGATGCAGTTGTGGGCCGCGCACAAGATTGCGGACGGCCTGAAAGATTCGGTAAGCGAAGCGGCGGAATACGAGCGCACGGATAACCGTTTGCGCAACATGAAGCTCAAGCCGGAAGAGTCCGATGCGATCCACAAATCGGTGCGCCAGACGGGGCGCGACTTTCAGCAATTCGACCAAAACGAACTGCTGGAGATGGCAATCGACCTGCGCAACGCCACCGGCAGCGCGCACGAAGCGGCTGAGGGTCTGAAAGGCTTCGCGCAGTCCGTCTTCGCCATCAACCTGTCCATGCCGAGCGGGAAAAAGCTTGACGAGCAGGGCACGCTGAACTTCGCCAAGTTCCTCGAGGGCCGCGGTGTGACGATGGACCCGGCCGCGATGGCGGCTCAGCAGGATCTCGTTACGAAGATCGTCGCCGCGACGCAAGGCCGCGTGAACCCGAACAACCTGTTCGGCAACCTGACGTATGCCAAGGGCGGCCTCGGGCGCACGATGGACGACGAGGCGCTTGTGACGTTCGCCGCGATGATTGAGCAGGACACGCGCGGCGGCGGCACCGGCGGCACCGTGGGAACGATGCTGACCTCGTTTGTCAACAGCATTACCAAGGCGAACGCGATCACGACCAAGAACCGCGACGAGTGGTTCAAACTGGGCCTCGTTGACCCGGAAAAGGTCAACGTTAACAAGAACACAGATCGCGTGACGAGCATCCAGGCTGGCGCCATTGCTGGCACAGAGATCGTCGGCAAGAACTTCAAGCAATGGGTCGATGAGTACCTGCGCCCGGCGCTAATCAAGGCTGGCGTCAACATGGATGACCTGACGGCGGTCAAGGCGAAGACCGACGTCCTATTCCCGAACCGGAACGCGGCAGAGGCAGCATTCCAACTGCTGTCGAAGAAGGATCTGATCGAGAAGGACTCGGCCAATATCACCGGCACCGCAGGAAAAGACGAACAAGTCGCGAGCGGGCAGAAGCTATCTGTGGCTGCCTGGGAGCGATTCCACAAAGCGATCAACGATCTCGCTATTGCTATTGGCACGACACTGCTGCCGGTCCTGAATCCGCTACTGGAGGGTTTCACCAAGATTATTCAGGTGCTGGGCCAGTTCTCGTCTGATCACCCTGTATTCGGCTTCCTGCTCGGTCTTGTTGGCGCGGCGGCTGGCGTAAGTCTCGCCCTTGCTGGCCTCAAAACGCTGTTCGGAGTTACCTTCGGCGGGTTGGCGGGCCTGATCGGCAAGGCTGTCATGGAGGCTGGTTCGTTGTTCATGGGCTTCGCTGGCGCCATCGCTGAAGCAGGGCGGTTCATCGCTGTTGTCGTGCGCATGATCCTTGGGGGATTTACGCCGTTGGGGTGGGTAATTACCGCCATCGTGGCCGCATGGGAGTTGGGCCTCGGCGACTGGCTGTCGAAGCTGAACGTATTTGGCCATTCGGTTGGCGACTGGGCGTCATCTCTGTCCGACAAGGTCGTAAATTCGTTCCAGAACATGTGGGTCCGCACAAAGGAGTATTTCGGTTTCCTGTCAAAGGACGCCGCCGACGCCCAAATCGATGCGAATAACCGTGCTAGTGCCCATAAGCAGAGCAAGTTGGGTTTTGGCTCAATGCCGGCCGCAAAGCGCGGCGGAGCTTCAGGCGATTGGGAAGACGCGCCAGTCAAAAAGGGTGGCAAGGGCTCGATTCTGAGCCTGGATCGCAAGCTGACATCGTCCGATGCTCCTGCTATGCTCGGAGGCGACGAGGAGTCGGAAATCGCCGATCAATTAGCACGAAACAAGGCCGGGTCCGCGCGATTCCTCGGTGGCGGCACGCGCAAGCCAAAACGTGGACGCTTCGCCAACTACGACGAGAACCTCGACGACGCCAAGAACGACCTGCGCCTGGAAGAGGACGAGCTCGCGCGCCACATGAAGGCCGAGGAGGAGCTCTACAAGGCCAACAAGCTGTCGATCGACGAGTACTACGACGACAAGCTCAACACGATGCGCAAGAGCGTTGATGCGCAGATCAAAGAGCTCGAGCGCGAAAAGGCCGCCTACCAGAAGCAGGGCGACAAGGCCGGCGTGAACCGCACCGAGACCGAAATCACGCTTCGCAAGCGCGACCTGTCTGACAACGAGAAATCGGTCGAGGTGCAGCGCCAGAAAGACCTCAATGCGCTGAAAGAGAAGGGCTTGCAGCTGGACGCCCAGCAACTGGAGGCCGAAGGCAAGAAAAGCCAGTCCGTTCTCGCGCGCGAAATCCAGAGGCTCAAGAAGGACCAGGAAGAATACCTGCGTAATGGCGACTACGAGCATGCGGTCCGCGCGCAGCAGGCCATCGATACCGCGAAACTGACCGCCGCGTGGGAGCAGTACGGCGACGCGGTCAAGAGGGTGCACGAGGAGACACAGACCAAGGAAGCCGCGGTCGATGCGCAGGTAAAATCCGGTAACCTCACGCGATACTCCGCCGAGCAAAAGGTCTTCGCCCTGCGGCAACAGGAAGCACGCCAGCTTGACGAGTTGATCGCCAAGGAGCGAGCGCTGATCCAAGCGTCGGATGCACCGCAGGCGGAGAAAGACCGCCGCCTGAAGACACTCGACTTGGCCAAGGCGAAGAACGACTCGACGCTGTCCGAAATGAACCCGGATCTGCTGCGCGCCAAGGAGACGGTCGACAGCAGTGTCCAAGGAGGATTCGAGAACTTCTTCAACAGCGTCATCAGCCGTTCCAAGTCGGCGGGCGATGCGATCAAGGATTTCGCGAACAACATCAAGTCGACGTTCACGAAGCTGATTTCAGAGCAACTGGGCAAAAGCCTGTTCAAGTCGTTGTTCGGTGAGGGTGGCGTCGGCTCTGGTGGCGGTCTGTTCGGCGACCTGTTCAGTGGTCTGTTCGGCGGCAACTCGTCTGGATCAGGCGGAGGTGGCGGAAGCTCTGGCGGCGGCTTCCTGTCGGGCCTCTCAAACCTGTTCAGCTTCGACGTCGGCACCGATGAAGTGCCGCGCGACATGATCGCCCAGATCCACAAGGGCGAGATGATCGTGCCGGCGTACGACGCGGAGCGGCTTCGTTCGCTCAAGCCGGGCGGGCAGCAGAGTGCTCCGCCGCCCGTCCTGCAGATTCACCCTGACGCCTTCCACATGAAGCTTGGTGACTGGCTTGAGGGCGAGATGGCTAGACAACTGGCACACCGATGACGATTTCAGCCTACCCACAAAACGTCGCCGTCGATGCGACATCGCTACTGATCTTCTCGGGGCCGCCGAATGTCACCGTTCAATGGACGCTGACCGGAAGCGGCCTTCTGGAGCCGGTAGAGGCATATACGGACGCCAGCGGGCGCGCACACGCCAAATACACGCCGGGCGACGTGGGGGACGTTGTGACGATCGCAGTAACGCATGGAACCTAGGACTTTTCAATGACGATTTTGACCAGTTCGGCGACTATCGCGGTCGGCGACGGAGCTACGGCCGTCGATTCGGTGCAGTTGACAGTGCTGCCGGCCGTCGGCGCACCCAATGGCCGCGGGCGCCTGGTTCATCCGTCGCTCGGCACGTACGACTACGTGCGCGGGCCTGACGAATGGACCAACATCGACGGAGACGCCATCATCGCGCCGATCTGGGCGAGCACGAAGACCCTGCTCGGCTCCGCGAACACGCTTTTCGTCGGCAATTTACGTGACGTCACGGTAGAGGAGCGCTGGACGCAATCCGTGGCCGGCGAAATCGATCTTGTACGCACGCTGCTCGCCTTCTGGATGAACCCGGTCGATCCGTCGCTCGCCTACGTCGAGTGGTATCCGACCTACACCAGCAACCTGGGATTCAAGGTGATCATTCTGTCGCTGACGGTCGGCGGCAAGGACATTACCTTGTCGTCGCTCGTTCATCAGGGCTGGGTGCGTGGTCCGATCGTGCTGAAGATGAAGATCGCGGGGCGTGTCGAATGATGGAACTACTTGCGGGGCCGTACACGGTGGCGCATGCTGGGCTCGATAACCGCAATACGGCGCCGGCTGGCATCAACCGCGCATTCTGGGATGATGAGCTTGGCATCGGGTCGCTGTCGGCCTATACATCAATTACGGATATATTCGGTCACGGCTCGAACTACTTCGTCGCCCAACTGGATGGTACATGTGGCGCGCGCGCCAAGGCCATTCCGGGAACGATACTGGTCGACATGACGAACCAGTACGAGTGGTGCCTTTACTACACGGACTTGGATCCTGATATTGGGTCGGCGGGCTTCCTGTACGGCTTCGACAAACAGTCAGGAGTCTACGCGGACAAGATGATCGCCAAGAGTTTTGGAATTCATGCGGAGGCCACAAGCTTCCCGCAGATCCGCACCGCTGACCGCTTGATTGCGATTCAGGGCACGAGCGTGAGAAAGCGAGCCATCGACGGCAGCGATTCGGCGTGGGTCGAGGAATGCGAACTGACACCCGGGATAGGCGACCCGATCTACTCGACGTACGCCGTGCCGGCCGTGTCGCGGACCAAGGATGAGAACGTACTGTGCCTGATCTACCCGAGTGGCGGAATCCTGTTCTATGACGTCGTCGCGAAACAGCAGGTCGTCAAGCCGTGGATTGCCCGTATCGGCGCGAACAGCGGCGCGTGGTACAGCGTCAAATACGACATCTACATCAGCTACACGGTCGATGACACCGACTGGCACGTGAGCGTATGGGCGAACTCGGTGAAGCCGGATTCGCTCAGCAATCCCGAGGCGGTCACGTCGCTTGTCGCCGGGAAGGTTTCGCAGGTCCGCGCGCGCTTGCTGGGCGACCATGGCGAGCCGTGCGAGGGCGAGTTGATTGCGTGGACCATCACGGCCGGCGATGGATCGCTGACGGCAACGCAATCCACGACCGGGGCCGACGGGTACGCGTACATCGGATATGTCGCGCCGATCGTCGCGGTATCTGCGCCGACCATTCAGGCAGCAGCGGAGTTCTGATGTACAAGCAGATTTTTTTGGCGCCTGTGCCGTACCGGCTCGCGAGCGACCCATCGCTTGGCAGCGGGATCCCTATCGCGGTCTACATCAGTTATCCCGACCTGGTCCTCGCTTACGGCGAGGTGATCCACTCGGTCTACGCCTTCTTCGTTAATGCTGAGGCGACAGCATCTAGCTCATTTACGATTATCCTCGCGGTAAACACGCGCGATATTCATCATGTTTTCACCCAGACGATCCTCAAGTTTGATGGAGCCACCGGCGCCTTTCTGGGATACGAAGACCCGTTCTATTCTCCGCCCGGGTACCTCTATTCGGAGGTCGTGCAAAGCATCGACGGCAGCCTGTGGGCAACGACGACCGGCTATCTGATTCAGCTCGACCCGGCAACGCGCGCGGCGCCGGATATTTCGGCCTGGATCCCGGCCACGTTCTTCGAGATCCCGAGTGATCAGGAGTTTCACGAAATCCATCGACCCATGGTCGACAAGGCGCGAGACATCATCGTCATGTCCGCAACGCCGGTCTCGGTCGATGGACGCTATATTCTTGTCAATCGGCTTTCAACTGGTGCTCTGCTGCGCAAGATCTGGGTCTCCGGCCCGATTGCGCAAATCATCCAGGAGGATGACCGGCGCTGCTTCGTCGTTTGCACCAACGGCATCCTCAACGTCGTCGACTTCACGACCGGCGCCGTACTCTCGACCACGAGCAGCCCGGCGGTGCATTCTGTCGATGGGCAGGCGGTGTATGCGTGGGCGCCATCGCTTCGCCGGCTGTTGGCTTTCAACTTTATCGACGCTGGCCGCGCTTTTCACGGCGGGCCGCCGGTCAATAGCGATGGAAGCTCGCCGGACTACATCACCGGCTATTACCCGGTTCCGATCGCAACGAACGTCACGCGCCCGATTCCGATCAAGCCGCCGCGCAAAGGTCGCACTGTTCCCATGCTGGTTCGCGCCGTTGGCGATGCGGGTGAGGCCATCCCAAGCCTGCCGATTGCCGCTACCGCGACGTTGCCGGGCTCTATCGGGCCGGGATCGCTGATCACGGACGCCTACGGATACGCAACGATCAATCTGGTTGGTACCGACGCTGGATCGAGCGACGTGACCGTAACCGCAAATGTGGGTGACGTCTATTTGGGCGTGGTGAGTAGCAGCGGCGCAGGCAGCGGCACAGGAGGCGGCACGGGTGGAAGTGCCGGCGGAAGTACCGGCGGCGACCCCGGCGCGGGAACTATCGTCCCGACGCTATACGTATCCACTACAGGCAGCGACTCCAATAGCGGCACCAGCGCTGCCAGCCCATTCCTGACAATCCAGAAGGCGGTTACGGTGGCGACTGCGGGCGATATCGTATCCGTCGCTTCCGGAACGTATGCCGAGACCATTTACGGAACCAACAACGGCACCGTAAGCCAGCCGATCAGATTTGTCTCCGCTACCAAGTGGGGCGCGAAGATCGTTCCTCCGTCCGCCAATTCCAGCCGCGACACCGCGTGGGACCACCGCGGCGACTACGTCACCATCGACGGCTTCGAGGTGGATGGCACGATCGACCCAGTGACCGGGCAATACTGGCGCGTCGGAATCAACGTCACCGGCACGAACTCACTTGTCACGCGCTGCTATGTGCATCATATTCACCGCAACCACGACGCCGACAGCAACGGCGGCGCCGGTATCCTGTGCGACAGCTATTACGGCCAAAATGGCGGCAGTGCCACTTGCAACCTCGTGCATCACATTGGCCCGAGCAGTGGTGTTGGTGGCAGCTTCGTCCAGGGCATTTATTTCACCACGGCGCAGGCGCGGATCGAGAACAACGTCGTCAACAACGTCACTGGGTACGGCATCCACGGCTGGCACGACGTGCGCAACACGAAGGTGACAAACAACACGTCATTCCACAACGGCGAGGGCGGCTTCGTGGTTGGTGGCGGCGACTACGTCAACCAAAGCGCGCCATGCGACTACATGGTCGTCACGAACAATATCGCCTACGGGAACACGGGCTACGGCTTCTCGGAGCAAGGCGATAACGGCGCGCACAACATCTGGAGCAACAACCTGGCCAACGGCAACGGTACCGATTGGTCCCTGAACACGTCTTCCCACGTCAACGACGTGACGGGTTCTCCGGGCTTCGTCAATTACCAGGCCGATGGCTCTGGCGACTATCACCTGCATGCCGGATCGCCTGCAATCGGTACTGGCTTGGCGACCTATGCGCCGGCGATAGACTTCAGCGGCGTTACCCGTACTTCCCCGTTCGATCTTGGGGCCTACAAATTCACGGGCGCATGATCAGAATCTCGTAGTCGACCAAGATCGACAAATGCCACACAGGCCGCCTTCGGGCGGTTCTTTTTTTTGGAAGGCGAAATATGGATGTGACATGGGCGCCGTATCCGCTCGACAGCGTGCGGGCGACGACGGTATTCGTCCACTCGGCCAGCCCGTTGGACGTTCTGCAGGGCGCATCACTGGACCCGATCGAGATCACGCAATTCTGCGCGTCGGTCAAGCAGTCACCGGGCGAGGTCTCGGTCGGCCTCGCATGGCACGACGAACTGTATGGCGCGAACCAGCCGAAATACGGGCAGATTCTCGAAATTAGGCTCGAAGGACGTAGCTTCTGGATTGGCATCATCCAGTCCGTCAACGACTACCGGCTCTCGTCAGGCCAGAAGTCGATGACCATCGTGGCACGTTCACGCGACGCCACGCCGCTTTGGCGCGAAACGCGGCGCCTGACCGACATCTATCCGGTGTCGACGCCGCTGGACTACATCGCCCGCCAGATCTGCTACGGGATAGGGATCACGGATGTCGAGATCGACGCACTGAACATCCCCGGTTACACAGTGCACTCGAACACGCAGCTGGCGGACCTGCCGCCTTGGCAGATGTTCACGGTGCTGATGCAGCCGTCGGGCCTGGAGCCGTATGTCGATGCACGCGGTCGCCTGAAAGCTATCTCTCGCGACACGGCGCGCGCCGCGGACATTGAACTGACCGACAACACTCGCTTGCTGAACGTGAACGGCTCGAAATCCAGATCGCCAGTGACGGAAGTGAAAATCAGGTGGCTCGATCCGAACTTGACCGAAGTGTCGCAACAGGATCGCATCCTTGACAAAGCCACGATGACGGCCGGCTTCTTCAAGCTGAAGCTGGAACGCGATGTGACCTTCAGTCGGGACGGGACGCAGCGGGCGCGCAACACGCACATGGTCGTGCGGCAGTCGGCAAACGCCGGCTTGCTGCCGGTGTGCAGCGAGGATTACAGCCAGAAAAGCATCACGTCGGGTCAGATCGTGCTCACGACTTCCGCATGGGTTCCGACGCTAGCCACGGCCTGCATCGCCAACAAGGTAGTAGCGTCATATATCGGGGATCTGGTGGTGTCGTTTGGTGGCGGCTATACGGTCCCAGTTGGTCGCCCAATCGAAGGCGCGGCCGACGTCGTCCTGTTTCTGACGATGATGTCCATCGGAACCGGAGTCTACGAGATTTGGGGCACGCCCTACGACATGGTGCACACCCGGAATACCACGACCGCATACGGGAAGGCCGTGCAGGACTGGGAGATCAACGTCGCGGAAATCGAGAATGACTTCGTGATGAACCAACAGCAGTCCGAAGGCTTTGCCGTCCGTGAGTTGATCTACTCGTATCGCTCCGCGAGTTCGTACAACGTGTCGATCGTGGACGATCCACGCATCGAGCGTGGCGACATCATCGCACTCAAGGATGGGAGCCGCGTCTACGTCACGGACTACACGCGCGACCTTTCATTCGGTGCGCCGGCCACTCTCGATATCACGGGATTCAGGTGCTAAGCCATGGCTCTACTTACCTACCTCATCGACGCCCAGCAACGGGACGCTCAGCAGGAATTGGACGGCAAGGTTCTCACCCGCCCGACCCTGAGCGTGACGGATGGACTGTCCACGACTTATGCATGCGATTGCGATATTGGCCTAGTAAATAACCAAGGGAACGACCAGAGCGCGAACCTGCTCAACGTCGGCACACTAGGATCGGTGCTGCACAACGTGCCGATCGCGCGCGGCAACATGGACGTCGTATATGCCGACGTCGGGTCTGCGGTGCGTCTGCGTCGGTCGGCCTCGGGGCGCTACGAGATCATCGGCTTCTCGAAGCAGATGCCGGGCACATACGTGCGGGTACCAGTGGATCTGGAAGACTTCACCTTCGGCCCGATCGAGGATCTTTCGATAACTTCACTCCCGATCGCCTACGGAGACCTCGTGAACTACGGCGGCTACGGCACGGCGGCGTACGGGGCAACTGCAATTTATCAGGGCACGACTTTGATCAAGGTAACTGCATGAACGACCTTCAGACATTCAGCAACGGCGACACCAACTACATCTCGAAGCACAACTCGAACTACGCCAACATCAAGGCGGCGATCGACGCGCTGCAGGCGAACTTGGCGAGCCAGGTTGCCGCCGCTTCTGGTCCGGGATCGGCATTCTATGCGCTGTTCGGCTTGACGGTAGCACTCATCGGCGTGGAGAGCTACGCCATGAGCGGAAGCGGCGATACACTGACCATCGATCCAGGCTTCAACTGGAAACCGTCCATTCCGACGGTGGTGCGCAATCTGGCGCCGGCTACGCTGTCCTTTACCGGCCTGTCGGCAGCCACGTACTACATCTACGCCGACAACACCGGTGCACCGGTGCGCAGCGCGACATCCGGCGCTGAGGATCTGTATTCCGTGGTGTGGACTGGATCGGCTTTTGGCGCTATCACGCGCATTGCGCCGGTCGTTTGGGGCGCAGCCGACGACACCGCGGCGCAGGTCAGTACCGCGCTCGGCGCCAGTTACACGAAGCTCGATGACCGATTGGAGGCGGGTGAAACCGCAGCAGTCGCCGGAAACCTGGCGCGCACATGGCAGACCGGCCGCCTGAGTAAGAGCGTGGCCGGCAGCGCCGACGTGACGCTCACCAGCACCGAGGCGAACAACACTCTCATCAACCTGACCGGCGCGCTGACTGGAAACATCAACGTCATCGTCCCGCTCGGCACGGCGCCGCGCCTGTGGATCGTCACGAACAATACGACTGGCTCATACTCGGTGACGGTCAAGGGGGCAAGCGGAACCGGCGTCGTGGTGGCGCAAGGCGGCGAGGCGCTGCTCAGCCAGGATGGCACGAACGTCTTCGCTGCCGTCACGGCTGGCGGTCTCGGTGCCGGCACTGTCACCAGCGTGGACGCGAGCGTTCCGGCATTTCTCAGCGTGAGTGGCGGGCCGATTACGAGTTCCGGCACGCTTGCGATCACGTACAGCGGCACGGCTCTGCCGATCGCCAACGGCGGCACCGGCGGCACCAGTGCCAGCGCGGCGCGCTCGGCCCTCGGACTGGCCATCGGCAGCGACGTGCAGGCGTACGACGCAGAGCTTGCGGCCATTGCCGGGCTGACGTCGGCCGCAGACCAGATCCCATACTTCACGGGATCCGGCACCGCAGGGCTTCTCACTCGCGATACCGACACGTCACTGACGGCGAACAGCGATACACACTTCGCCACACAGAAAGCTGTCAAGACGTATGTGGACGCACGGTTCGCCGGCGCCGGAACGGGCGACGTGGTCGGTCCATCTTCCGCGACGGACGGCCATGTTGCGCTGTTCGACGGCTCGACCGGGAAGCTCATCAAGGACAGTGCCGTTACCATTTCGACGGACGGCACGTTCGCAGCAAACTCCGACGCCAAGGCGCCAACTGAGAAAGCGGTCAAGACGTATGTGGCGAGCCAAATTGCAACGGTCCCTGTCGTGCCCGCCGCGTTTTATCCTGGCACGCCAACAGCAAGCGCATTGATTCTCTATTTGCCATTTGCTGTCGCAGTCACTTTGCCCGCCAACCTCGCGGGCAGTTATGTGAAAGCGAAAACGGCTGCAACCGCCTCAACAGCTTTTGATGTGCAAAAGAACGGAAGTAGCGTAGGGACCATTACCTTTGCCGCCAGTGGAAGCGCCGCGACGTTTAGCACAACGGGCGGCGCAGCCGTTTCGTTTGCTGCGGGCGACGTACTTTCCATTGTCAGCCCGGCTACCCCTGACGCGACACTGTCCGATATTGGCTTCTCATTGCTGGCAAACCGTTAAACGTAAGAAGGAAAAATTATGTCATCAACTACAACCGCGTCAAAGACCGGCAGCGGCTTTTTGCTTGGGTTGACCCAGCAGGCATCCGCTGCGGTAACAGTCGGCAGCGCTATTGATGTTAGTACGAAATTGGGCCTGCGTATCTTTGTCAAGATGGGGCGCACCGTTGCTACAGCATTGACCAATCAGGTTGGTTTTCGCATTGAGGCATCACCAACAACCAGCGGCAATGATGAATGGGTGCCTCTTGTTTCATGGACTTCGCAAAGCGGCACGACCGCAGCGAACAGCACCACTTTAAACGGCGCCACAAGCGCCGGCGCTTCGACATATAGCGTGGCATCCGGCACCGGCCTGGGCTCTGGCAATTTGATCTACTTGCGCGAAACGGGTACGCCGGCAAACTCAGAATGGTCGAGAGTGAACGGTGTGAGCGGGACGACGGTGACGCCTGTCGACAATCTTACCCGCGCACATACCAACAGCATTGCCGTAACCAATCTGGCTGAATCGTGGGTTTTCGACCTTGATGTTCAAACGGTTGAGCGTATCCGCCTTGTGGTCGATAGCGCATCCGGCAACCAGGGCATCACCGCCGCGTCGGGGCAAACGGTGGACGTGATCGGCTGGTATGTTTCGCTTGACTCGGTAGTCTCCACTTAACATGCCGGCCACCTCTCCACTGCGGCGCTACCCGTCGCAAACACACAATATCCTTGGTATCGATTGGACCAATCCACTCGCAAAGGGGATCACCTTCGCCGCCGTGCCAAATGGTGTAGGGCTTCGCAACCTGATAACTGGGGCGTTCGGAAAACCATCGGGATCAGCGCCTCCAATGGCGAGCGTAGGTGAAGGCGGCGCAGCTATACGTCATGCCGGAGGCAGTACTGGCGCCTCATACACAGACTTCGGCCAAGACCCCAACGTAGTTGATTTCGCGTCAAACAACAACCCCGGTAGCCTTTTTATGTGGGTCAGGGGTGACTACATTACCAACAACGTAGGCGGGTTGGCAGCGCGCAACGACAATAACGGGAGTGCGGGTTGGCTGTTTTACGTTTCCGGAGGGAAACTCGCCCTAACTCGGGTGAATTCTGGCACTAACGGTGGTATCACATCTACCGCTGACTTCCCGCAGCGTGTGTGGACTTCTGTGGCCGCGACTGTCAAGATCGGTGCCCCTCCGCTGAGCGGAGGTGCAAACCTTTACGTCGGCGGAATTGATGCTGGTGGAAGTGCAAATGGCGGCTCTGGCTCAAACACAACCGATGCAGCACAGAACTTGCTTATCGGCGACCCCCGTTTCGGCGGTGCTGGTTCGTGGGGAGGGCAGATCGAAATGTGTCTATTCTGGAATCGGGTGTTGACGCCGCAAGAAATCAAATCGCTGCACGATAACCGCTTTCAGCTTTTCTACGGGCGACGCCGCAACGTGTATTTCAGAGCATCGGCAGGCGCAACGATATTGCGCAGGCCCGTTGTGATGGTGATGTGAAAATTCAACCTGAATTTCACCGAGCCGGCGCTGACCGGCAAACGCCTCCCCTTAACCCGCCCGCGCTTGCGGGCTTTTTTACAGGCTCACCGTGACCGACACCAAACAATCCGAGGAGCTGACCAAGGCTCGTCTCGACATCGCCCGGCTCGAAGTTCAAGTCGCCCATCTCACTGCAAGCACGGCGAGGCTTGAAGGGAGTAACCAGCAACTGACCGAAAAATTGGATCAGGTGCTGCTTACTCTTTCCGAGGCGCGCGGCGGTTGGAAAACGTTGATGGTTGTCGGCGGCGCTGCTTCGGCTGTAGGCGGGCTGATCACCTGGGTGATGCAGCATTTATTCAAGGGGTAGGCATGAGCATTTCTCTGGTCGAGGATTGGCAGACCATCTTGCGCAAGGCGTGGTCGGTCAAATTCAACATCGCCGCGGCGATCTTTGGCGCTGCCGAACTGGTAGTGCAACTGGTGCAGCCGGAATCCATCCGGCCCGGGGTGTTCGCCGGTATCGCGGCATGCGTCTCGATCGCCGCTACCGGCGCGCGGGTGCTGGCACAAACGGAGCTCTCCAATGGAAACGGCAAATAGATCACGCTAGGCCAAGCGCCTCCAGGTCTGATGCGCCGCGAGCGAGTCGCGAATGAACTGTTTTGGAGTTAAGTCCTAACTCGCGACACCACTCTTCGAGATATAGCTTCTTGCCGCCATGCTCAATCCACCTGGACTTTTTACTGATGGTTCGCGCGCGCGGCGCGACCTTCCGCTCCGTAATTCCTAGTGCTTCCTCAAGCGACCATTTGAGTGCATGGACGCGACTGAGCACTAATGACTGCGGCAAACCATAGATTTCCGCCCACTCGCTCAGGCAGCGTTTTTCGCCATGCAGTTCAACCATTTGGACGACGCGCCGGTTCCTCTGTTGGGTTGTACGGTCTGCCCAAATGCAGTTTTGCTTTGAGTAGCCAGCATTGTTATCGACGCGCTCGATCGAACACCCCTTGGGAGGCTGCCCCATGTCCCGAAGGAAGTTGGCAAATTCGAGCCAATCATCGCAAATAGCAATCCCGCGGCCGCCGTAGTTGCGGAAGTGAGGGTTGTTGGGGTTTGTGCAGCGCTGGATGATGCCATTCCAGGTGTTATGTGCACGAGTGTCGGAGGCACCGTGTGTTCGCTTGAGGTTCGCCGCAAGCTCACGAGCTAGGCAGCCGCAGCTTTTCGCTTTTCCGCTTACTAGGTTCTGCGCCTTAGATATCGCAGTCCCGCCACACGAGCAAGTGGATCGCCAGCGCCTATATCCAACCTTCTCAACCACGGTCAGTCGGCCGAAGACTCGACCCAAAAGATCTTCAGTTCTAGCCGCCGCATAGCAAGCGTGCTCGCAAAACTTACGCTTCTTCATAGAGAAATTAGGTCCTGAAAACTCCTTGCCGCATTCCTCGCACTTCTTGGTAATGATTGGCATATTCCCTCCAGAAAGACAACATAGGAATACTAACACAATGGGCGCAGTTTACAAGGGAAGTAAGACTGGTTGGGCCGCTATAGCTGTGGCCTGCGTTTCATGCTTCGAAGGGGTCAGGCTATACAGCTATTACGACCCGGTTTCCATCCCTACGGCGTGCTTTGGCGAGACCAAGAACATCAGGATGGGGCAACGATTTACGATGGCTGAGTGCGAGGGAATGCTGGCTGAATCGCTGGCCGAAGCAAATCAAGGAGTCGACACGTGCGTCAAGGTCGATTTGACCGATGAGCGCCGCGCAGCATTGGTCTCATTTACCTATAACGTCGGCAAGGAAGCGATGTGCAAATCAACTCTTGTGCGCAAGCTGAATTCCCATGACACGCAAGGGGCATGTGATGAGCTTCTGCGCTGGGATAAAGCAAAGGGTATCACTCTGCCTGGCCTCACCCGTCGACGGCAAGCGGAGCGTGAACTGTGCCTGAAAGGCCTGAAATGAGCATTGAGCGCGCATTCTTCCTAGGCATGGCGATCGGTGGCTTCGTGGCCGGCGTGATCGTTATCTACGTGGTCGCAACATGCTTCCCTGATGTGCGGGTGCGCCGATGATCGCCGCGCTACTCGCCGGCGTGAGCCGGAACTGTGCCTGAAAGGATTGAGATGAAGCTGACTGACTTGGATCCGCAATGGATCACGCCTGACCTATTCATGTTTCGCAGCCCGACCGGCCATGGGAATTGGGTGACGTGCAAGCGCGTTGTGATGACAGGGCGCGAGCAGATGGATGTCCTGTGGCCGAAAGATAAGAGTCGCAATGGCTGGCCGATCGTTCCAACCGTTCCTGATATGGCATGGAAGTTTGAAGGTAATGACTTCGAAACTCTTACGGTAACGCCGTCTATCGACGCCAGCGCGTCGGGCAATTGGCATGGCTTCATCACCAACGGCGAGATCATTACATGCTGAATTTACTGAGCAATGTGGCTGCAGGCGCACTCTGGAAAGCCGCCGCGATCGGCTCACTGGCCGCCATGCTTGCGTCAAGCAGCTACCTCGGCTTCCAATGGCATACAGCCGCAGCGGCGCGCGATCAGGCAATCCATGACCTCACGATTGCCATCGGCGAGCGTAATGCCGCCCTGACCGAAGTCGGCGAACTCAAGGCACACATCGCCCAGCAGAACGCATCCATCCTCGAACTCGCCAAGGCCACGGCAGACGCCGATTCGCGCTACGCGACCGCCATGCAGGCGTTGGCGCCGATCAAGGCCGGCATCAAGGCTCTGGCCGAGCGCATCAACGCCATTCCGAGCACGACATGCGAGCAGGCGATCGCGAAACAGCGCCGCGCCGTCGAGGGCCTGCGCGAGGTGCAACCATGAAGATGCTCGTCACGTGCCTAATGCTGGCCGGCTGCGCATCCACGGCGCCGCAACATCAGCCGCCGGTCGAGGTCGACAAGGTTGTGGCGATCAGGTGCATTAAGACGGCGCCCGCGCGCCCGCCTTACGCCACCGAGAGGCTGAGCGAAGGCGCGACGGACATCCAGTATGCCGATGCGCTGGCGCTCGACTGGGTGCTATCACGCGGCTACGAAAAGGAACTTGAAGCGGCGGTGCAGGCCTGCCTGAAATAGCCATGGACGAACTGCTGCGGAAAATGCGCGCCTTTGCTTTAGAGCCGGGCGCGCTTTTCTACGTCGTCAAGACCCAAACTCGCGGGAGCGTTGCCATATGGGCCGACGACATCCGCGCCACAGCCAACGATGCGGAATTGCTCGCCCTGGTGCAGGCACGCATCAACTCTTGAGGTGGATATGCCTGAAGCACGCAAACACGACCCGCAGCTGCGTCAATTCGCCACACCCCAGCAGGCGCTGTACCTCGATGCCGTGATTGAACACGGTGGCATCCGGCCAGCATCGCGAGCACTGGGTGTGAGTAAGGGAACGATCTGCGCCGCGCTTGATCGCATAGCGAAGGCGGCAGCGCGGAAGGGATACGCTCCGGGACACTTCGCTGATGGCGTAGCTCCTGGGTACCTGATGGGCAAAGTCACCGTGCAGCGCGGGCCCGGCGGCGACGTGGAGCGCACCTGGGAGAGGCAGCACCCTGACCAGCAAGGGTGGCTTGAAGCGATCCGGGCAACGGTCGACGAAGCGAGAGCTACGCTCCCGCGTGTAAAGGCCACCAAGGGGCCGGGGCATGCCGATTCAAGGCTGTGCAACCTGTTCGTGTTGACGGATGCTCACATTGGTGCGCTCGCGTGGCGCCGTGAGGGCGGCGCCGACTGGGATTTGTCGATCGCCGAGCAAACGATCATCGGAGCCTTCAGTCACATGATTGCGACCGCGCCGAAGGCACGCCGCGCCGTGGTCACGTTTCTGGGCGACGTGGTCCATCAGGATTCGAACAAATCCATCACGCCCGCTCACGGACACTTGCTCGATGCCGATAGCCGGCCGCGCAAGATCATCAGCGCCGTTGTCAGGATCATGCGCACGATCATCCGCATGGCACTCGAATCGCACGACGAGGTGCATGTCGTGTGCGGCGAAGGCAATCACGACGAATACACCAGTGGCAACGTGCTTCCTGAGGTATTCGGCATCCTCTACGAGAACGAGCCGCGGGTGAAGGTCAACGATGCTGTACTCCCGTACTACGTCGTCCAGCACGGCAAGGTCATGCTCGGGTTCCATCACGGTCACAAAAAGGCTCCGCCGCAGCTGCCGCTGTACTTCGCCACCGCGCATTCCCAGATGTGGGGCGAGACGACCAAACGATACGCCCACTGCGGCCATCGTCACCACGTCGAGGAAAAGGAGCATTCGGGGATGAAGGTAATCCAGCACTCGACCCTGGCTGCCCGCGATGCTCATGCATCCCGCGGCGGCTGGTTTTCGGAGCGGCAAGCGATCACGATCACGTACCACGAGGAATATGGTGAAGTCGCGCGCCTGACGATCACGCCGGAGATGCTGCAAATGGCATGAGATCGATCCGGCGCCGCGCCATCGGCAGAGATAGCACGCGGGCCGAGACATCAGCTGGCACACCGTTGGCCGCAAGCGTGCATGACGCCTCCAGCCACCCTATGAGTGGCAGCAGGATGAGGGTGGCGTCGATCCTGGCGGCCGTGATGAGGTCAACACGTTCGATCATGCCGGCATAATACGGGCACGCCGGCGCCTGACGTTGAGATCGCGCACGCTGATATACTGTTCAAATGTACAGCATCGTCAAACGACTTCGACAGCGCGGCCGACGCCTGGCAGACCGCGAAATCTCCGCCAGCGCCGGCGTGCGCGGGGAGCTCTCTGTCGCGATCGTCGGCCACCAGACCGAGGCGAAGCTGTACGATCCGAACGACCAGCAGCGTCGCCCGCTAATCCCGGAACTGCGCGGCGCCCAACTGATCACGATGACAGCCACCGGCATGCTGTTCTATGGCACGGAGCAGGGGCCAGACGGCGCCGAATACGTACAGGAATGGTCGGTACGGCTGGCCACAGACTAGGCGCGTCGTCCTACTAAAATACAGGTCTAAGTTGTTGTTTACATTGAGCCTATACAGTGGATATAGATGGGTACTAGATAGTGCTCGACCAAGCATCAAGATACTGATTTATTTGGGAAACTATCCTGTAACCAATGTTAAGAAGCCGTAGTCTAGCGAACTAGCATCCATGCGGGTTTCAGAGGGTTTTACAGGAATCAGTATAAAATTTTACTGAAACCTTATACAGCGTTAATGCTCGATCACCTGCCAATCACCTCTGAGATCATGATACTTGTCGGTCATGGCGGCGGTCTTATGACCCAACATCGATTGGGCGAACGCGGCGCCGAACTGCTCACGATACAGCCGCTCCGACAAGCTCCGGATCTCATGGAAGGTTGGTGGTGTGCGACCTTCGGCCGCCTTAATGCCCGCCGCCTTGCGGGCGCTCTGGAAGGCGTTCGACAGACCGTTGCTCGTCACCCGATCGCCAGGCTTTGCTGATCCCTGGTGCTCGACGTGGTGCACAAGGTACTGTGTTGTGATGAGGTCGCGGCATGCCTGAACGGCTTCGCCGATCGATACACCTACCTTATCTAGCCGGATCTCGCCGCTTAGCCGAAGCTTCACGGTCCCATTGCTCTTGCCTTGGGTGATGTGCAAATATCCTTCGCGCCAGTCCGAAAACTTCAGGCTCGCGATGTCGTCGCGGCGCTGAGCAGTGGTTAGGGCGAGATACATCGCGCGCTGGAGCCACTTCGGCGCCTTGGCGTGGATCGCATGGAACTGGTCGAGCGAAAGGCGCTCGCGCGTCACCTGCGGCCTCGGCGCCCTGGTTGCTGATACCGGATTGCGTCCGACCTCAATCAAGCCTTGTGTCTCGGCCCAGCGGAATACGTCGCTCATGCGCGTTCGCACCGCGTTGGCGGTCGCCTTGCCACTTTCCTTTTCCACGTCCTCCAGAAACCTCGCCACGTGAGCCGTAGAGATATCCTGCAGGCGCCGCTTGCCGATATCCGCCTCGGCCATGCGCTTGACGTACATCGTGCAGGAGCGAATCGTATTGTCGCGCGGCTTCTTCTTCTCAAGCCACAATTCCTTGTACACCGGCAGCCATCCTTCCAGGGTGTACTCCGTCTTGCCCATCACCCAGTCGACGAGAGAGGAGGGCTTGCGCGTTGCCAGCGCGGCGTTCGCGGCGCGCGCTTCCTGCACGGCATGCGCCTTGTCCCGGCCAAGCCCTTTTTGCGTTTTCTCCACCGGATTGCGGTAATAGAAATACCCCGCCGGGTTCTGGTACAGGTTCGGCGGCAGGGCGCGATTCTTGGCAAGTCGTCGACGTCCCATCTCAGTCCGCCACGTACTGTGCGTCCCGCTTTACCTGCCAGGACTTGCCGATCTTCTTTGGTTGCGGTTGAATCCGTCCATCATGCACCCAGCGGAGCAGGGTGTTCTCGTGCGGAATCTTCGAGAACATCAAAGCCGCCCACTCTCGCAGGGTGACGTAACGCGATTGAATTTGCTTCTCTTGCATGCTGCCTCCTTATTCCATCCCACTATCCAGATACCGGCGCCGCTCTACCGGCGGCATGGCCTCACCGACTCCCGGGCGAACCAGCCCCGGGGCCGCCGGAACAGCCCCGACGCGCCGTTCATAATTCGGCCGGCGGCGGTCGTTGATCGGGCTGCTGAAATACGACGACGCGCCTTTGCGTCGGTCCGGTCCGCGTTCCTTCATCGTTTCCTGCATGTGCATTCCTTTCGTCCTTGATCGCATTCACCGCGGCAACCTGACAGATCGGCCAGCGCGCCCCACATCAGCCGCCACACGATCACGTACCACATGACGGGCTCCGGGCGTTGTCCTTGAATTCGTCAGGATTGGTCAAGCCTTTGATGTTCCCAACCCGTGCGTTAGCCAGTTCCAAATTGCGCCGCGCTGCTATGACCCTTGCTTGCGCATCAGCGAGCATCGAGGTGCGTGCTTCTTCCCACGTTTCAAAGAAGTCCTTACGCGAACGTTTCAGTTCTGATGGCACGGACCATCGTTTATCAATGTAGGTAACAAAGCTCTTCGTCAGCTTTACTACTTCCACAGGTTCGATCGATACGCCGTATCCAACCTTGAACATAATTTTTTTCTCACTCATGCTTCCTTCTCCCTGGCGTTGTGCGCTTCGATAGCGTCGGCAGCACGAAGCGGGCTTCCGATCAGGTCATGCTTCTTGAGGTAGGCGGTCGCCTTCGTTGGCATTTCGTGCTCGGGTGCGGCCTTCTTCAGCGCGTACGACAAGCGCGCGATCAGTAACGCCATATCTGGAATCCTCGGCCCAGATGCGGTAGCCACACGTCGGTTCCAGACGGCTATGGCGGAAGCAGCATCTGTACCGTTTGGTCCAGTCGTAGTGCAGTCCTTGCACTGGCAATATGCGTCCGGTTCTTTGTCATTGGGTAATGGTGGGTGGACCCATGTCGTAATATTCACGCTTCCACAAAACGGACATAGCTTGAGTTCTTCGGTGCTCATGCTTTCTCCTTCTCGATAGCTTCGTCGATGGCATCATCAAACTTGACGCCATCAACGACCCTCCCAGTTTGCCAATGGCCGGCGGCAATGGCGTCGAGATCGGCAATTCGAAGGAACCGGTACCGCGCCGCATCCGCCCGTAGCCGCTCGACCTCCGCGATCAGTTCAAGCACAGCAGCGGGGTTGGCAGCTGCGATCCATTGCGCATCAGGGTGGGCAACGCCCATGAACCAGTTGGCGTGGTGCTCGCGACCCGGCACCTTCACGCCGTATTTGTCGACGCGTTCCATGATGTTGTATTTGCCGCTGGCGACAGCGTCGTTGAAGCGCGGCGCGGCGCCACCCATGCCCCAGCGCGCGAAGTCCATGACGATCTTGTCGAACGTCGGGCGCCCTCCGGTCAGCCATACGCTTTTGTTTTGGCGATTCAGTTCCCACTGCCATGGACCGGCAGATGCCTCCAGTGCCAGCACCTTAAGCTTTTCGATGTCCATTTCAGGCCTCATTGGTGGCGAGTTGGGCGAAGTAGCGATACAGGACCGTCTCACGCGGGTCATCGCCGTCCTTTCTCAGAGTCGCAAAGCCCTCGTTCTCTTTCG